CCAGTAGCACCTGGGATTTGTGAAGGATAAGGAATACCTTCTATTGTTTTTTTAGTTGTTAACTTACCCGTTGTGTTTAGAGAAAACTGTGTCTCTGTTGATGTTTCCAACGAAACGTGATAAACAGTATGAGAAAGTGTTGAGTGGGTGTCACCTGTCCTCGTGCTTACAAGACCGGATGTTCCTCCCACAGTTATAAAAGTTGAAGCATTGCCTTCACCTAAAGTTGCATTTAATGAGACAGGATTTCTAAATTCACCAGATCCTCCAGAAATTCTTAAAAATTGACTGGTTATGTTAAATTGGCCAGAAGAGGCATCTAGTAAAAATCCACCGGTTGAATAGATTCCTCCTGATGAATTTGTTCCGTAATCTATGTTAACAGATCCTTCTGATCCCAAATTGAAACTATCAACTTGTCCTTTTAGACCTCCTGATAAACCCACTGAAAAAATTCCACCGGGAACAATAAGTTGTAGAGAATTATCACTTGGATTGACTGTAGTCCAAGAAAATACCGGATGTTTTGAATAATCAGATATTTGACCTGTTTCAATATTACTTTTAGAAAACTCCAAAAGTGGAGCATCATTCTGGGTAGAATCTGTTGCTATTAGAAATTTAGATAAAGTCTCATTAGTAATACCAAATTCAGGTGTAACGTCACTTAGAGTATAGAGGTAATTTTCAGGAAGTATTTGATTAATACCAACTGCTATTCCGGTCCCACCCGCATAGCCAGAGGTTGGAATGAGTTTGGTAGCCAAGGATCTGAATAATGTTCCAGAAACATTTATATTATAACCGGTGTAAGTCCAACCTGTTGAAGCAAGTTCAAATACCTGTGTTGAATTAGAGTCAATCCAATAGTCACCCTGTTGTGAAGATCCGGCAGGTTCAACGGTAGATATAAACCATCTAGTTCCTCTTGGACCAGATAATCCTATTGGACCAAAAGCACCATTTGAACCAAGAGGACCTTGGCTTCCCGTAGGACCAGTTATACCCAGGGTACCGCCATGTAATTCAACAATCTCATCAAAGTTATTATTGAGCTTGTTAATTATCTGATCGGAATTATCCGAGTATAATACGGTTTGTATGTTAGTACTTGGCATTTTTTAAATTTTAGTTATACTGAAGTTAAATAATATAGAGTAATAAAAATTCACCTCTGTTGAATATTCGAACTCATAAATAAGATTACTTTGCTTAGTAAGTTTATAATTTTCATCTCCGAAATATCCCATTTTATATCTATCAACAGGAGCGATGTCACCTCTTACTATTTCAGCTGTTGGTATAGAAGAATTAGCTGTCTTTTTAACGAATAAATTAAACACCTCACCCTGATATATTGGACTAACATTGAGATCGATATATTCATTTACGTCATCGTTTATAGAATTAGGATCACCTACTCCAAATTGTGCTATCATATTATCGATAAACACTTGTTTTATTCCACTATTCAATAAGAATCTTCTTAGCATTCTATCAAGTCTGATGACGCCTTTTATCTTATTCTCATTTGGAAACCATTGCCAGAAAATTTCAACATTCGGAAAGATGTTTTGATCCAGTTTACTAAAATCTACACCAGATAAATAAGGTCCAAATGATCCAATACCAGTACCTGAATTTGTTTGATCTATCTCCTGTATTGTTTTGACAGAGTTTAAAATCTGAGAATTTAGTAAACCAACCTGGGTTTCACCTGTTGTTCTTGATATCTGAAGAGTTATATAATTTTTGATAGCAACAGGGTCGGGAGTTTGCATAACCTTCGAACCAAAGAAAGTTTTATACTCTTTCATAGCTCTTGTTCCAGCAACTTTTTTCTTTCTAATAGTGCTATCATATCGATCATAATAACCTGGATCCCAAGAAGATGAAAACATATTAAAATCCTTAAAATCTATAGGTGTTATTCCAACATATGGATATCTAGCTCCTTCTGGAAACTGACTTGCTGTTGAGAGAATATTTCTTCCGAGTGAAACCTTGGTGTAATTCAAGTTTCTAGAAATTCCAAAATATTTTTTATCGGGAGCAAAATTACAGTTTCTGAATGAAAGATCTATATCACCAGATCCTATTAAGGTGTCAGTTTTATCCCTATCGAAGTGAATTATTTTTCTTGTCAAAGGCTCATAGCTTCCAGAATATCTTATCATAATAGAAGGTATAGCTCTATTATTTTGAATAATCTGATAGCCGGTGACGTTTCTTGCGCCAGTTAGACTTTGTGGTCCATTGAAAGAAACAACTGGTGTACTGCCGGTAATTTTTGTAATCTTTGTTGGCTTTTCAAAATACAATTCAAAATCATTAACCGTTATTATTTCCTGACCCGATTCACTCAAATCATAAGTTTTGTAAGAAATATAAGGTGAACTTAGATTGAATTTTTCTGAAATATAACCGACAGAGATTCTTCCCATAATTGACTTATAATAAGAATCCCCACCTTCTTTTTGAAAAACTGGTTTATTTTTATAAACAGAAGAAGGTCCGACTGGTACTATATTTGGTGTCACTAAAGAAAAAGGTATAGAGAAAGTGTAATTCGATCCAGTTGAAACTTTTCCAAATTCAACATAGCTTGGACCTACACCAGTTGGCCAAGGGTAATTACAGGATATTGAAGGAACAGTAAAACTAGCCTTTCCTGTTGGACTAGGACCAGTTGTTCCTGAAGAATTTTCAACGTAAAAAACATGAATCTCTTCTCTTAGATCAGTATCATATTCAGGATTTCTAGATATGTTTATTAAGCCAGGACTGCTATTACCGTTTACGAAACTAAAAGATCCTAAGGAAAGGTCCAACGAGCAGCTTAGTTTTATATCATCGATTGAAGTGAATTTTTTTCCACTTTCTGGTGGATTGATTGCTTTGGTCTTAGAATTAACAGAGTAAAGAAAAGTATAATCTATAGTTGGATTAGGTCCAGTTATACCGGTTGCACCAGTAACTCCAAGATCAAATGCTCTTTGTTCTCTAATCACAATATCACAGACAAAAAGTATGAATTTTTGTTCAGTGTTTTCTATAACCTGATATTTTACAGGAGACTGTATTATAGTATCGTCTTCTTTAACGGATCTCAATAGAGCAGAGAATTTATAATCCTCATAACCTCTGGAATATCTTACATATCTATCTGATTCATCTAGTCCTTGAGGATCAACGTCAGATCTTTTCTTAAGAACTATTTTACATCCTCTAAAAATGGTCTCATAGTATCCTGAAGCTTGATTGAATTCAAAGTTAGTGAAAAGTTCTTTGGTATAATTACTAAGATCTCTATATTCTGCATCATAGTCTACAGGCTCGACTGTGAAATATGAAGAGAGATAAAGATTATCCTCTGGTAAAACACTTCTAGCCTTATCTAAATCTATAGGACCAGGAAGATAGCTGTTTTGCTCATTCATGAAATCAACAGGAAAATATCTAGGTGGATTCTCTAAAAGAAACCATTCATGAGTTAGATATTTTGGATCGGGTAATATTTTCTCGAAACTAGGAGAAAAGTTCGTTGGAGAAAAAGCAGGACTTATGTTTAATCTGTATCTATTTCCACGAGAATCTGTACCTAAAGAAGAAGTCCATTTATTAATATATGGTACTATTCGCGATATATTAGATCTTTGAACCGTGTAATTTTCTTTCAAATACTCATATTCAGTCTTCAATTTACCATAAGAAAAAACTTCCTCTTTTGTCGGATTAGAATTCGGAGGATCCAATAATATTCCTTGGATTCCTATAAATCCATTAAATGCCTCTAGATCTGATTGGTATCCGATATTTTCATATGAATTAGTACTTTGATTATAAGTCACATTAGAATACTGTGCTGGAAAAACAACAACGTTTGCTGACACTGAAGCTTGTTGTGAAGTTACAAAATTCGATTCTGATTGTAAAATCCGGTCAAAAGGTGTATTGAGACTTGGATCTGATATTGTGAATGCAGTGTATCCGGTGGCTCCGAAAAACAAATTTCCCTGGTTGTAAATATTTCCAGCATAATTGATTTGGCCTCTACCTACAAAGTAAGGAATGTTAGGTTCTATTACGCCTTCAGTGTTAGCTTGGATTTGGAAATATTTATAAGTTTCAGGATTGGGTGTATAATTATAATTTGAGCTCCAAAAATCAAAATCAAATTCTTTAACATCAAAGAAAGTAAAAACTCCTAAAGAAGATTGTGCGTACTTATAGACATTGAAAGATTGATCTGAACCTAATGCAATAATACTATTATTTTCATCAACGTTTGCAACTAGTAAATAGCTGAAATTATTAAAACCTATTACCTGATTATTAGCATCTAACTTAGGATCATCGACATATCTAGTAACACTATTTATTCTAGAATACCCTTGTTCAGTTTTTATGTAATTTCCAATTTGTACCTGATCCTTTCTTTCTGCCGAAAACACAATTCTAGTATTACTTGTCTTTGTACCACCAACAAAATTAACATTTTCGTTTAAAAGAGAGGCATCAATATCATTTATTTCAATCAATCCTGGGGTGGAAAAAGTATAATAAAAGGACCAAGAAGAATCATTATCAGGAGAAGTCGTCATTCCCCCAGTTGGAGGAATAATAGATGATTGTGCTTCATAGTAGTATCCCATATAACTCACTATGTCACCTATCGAATACGTAGATGTATTATTCCAAATTCCTTTATAACCTGATTGGAAAAGATCATAATTATCAAAGATAGAAAGTGAATAAGCTGAATTTGAAAATTCTCCTGCGTTTTTTACACAGATAATTGAGGATCCTTCATTCTGTCCACTATTTATCGTTATTTGATCTAGATCTTTGATCACAGAAGCCAAAGCGCTAGCAATATCCGATGTAGATCCTGTAGAAGCATTAAAATAGTAGGAATTACCAGTGGAATAATATGATCCTGCAGTCCAAATTAAAATAGATGAAAAGTCACCACTTTTAATTATATCGTAATTTCTAGATCCTTCTTTCTGAGATCCATTAGGCCAATACAATTTTAAAGTTAATGGTTGAGCTTGATTATAAGTGTTTAAAAATTTAATGTCGATATAACCTCGTCCTGCAGAATTTGATCTTTTTCCGGGTACAGTTGCAATTTTTTGTTCAGTACCTGTAAAAGAATCAATATCAATTTGTGTGTTCTGTATCACTAAAGATCCAGCAGTAGCACCAGTAGATCCTGTTGCCGAAAATTTTTCAGTGCTATAATTATAAGGTCCATAAGAATACTGAGGACCAGTTACACCGGCAGCTACATAATCTTCAGATCTTTTTAAACTATAAAAATTGTCATTTTTATCTGTGACGTAAAATAGTTTTTCATGATCTAAAATATTTACGCTGTCCGAGCCAGGTAAAAAACCAGAAGCGTTTTCATAAAATAATCTAATACCCGAAGTTGCACCAATAATGCTAGTGTAGTTATTGTAATAATACCCAAAATCATTTCTTGTTGGCTTGGGTAAATTCTCATTGCCTTCAAGATTTCTAAATTCATAGAAAAATTGACCATTCATTCGGAACTGAGCAACATCATTTCTAGAGACATAGAATCCTAGATATCTGTTTATAGTATAGAGATCTGATTCATCGTCATTAAATAAGAATTCTAGATTCAAAAGATTTGGACAAATAATACCATTTCTTGAAAATCCGGAGGTGAGATAATCTTCGAGATCAATCATGCCATCTGAAGCGGAAGTTGAAAAATAGTCATTTAAGAGCTCACCTTTTTTAGTATAAACGCCTTCAGTGATACTTGCACCTTTAAAGTAACTATACGAGTCATAACCCCAATTTACCTCTAAAGGGGATTTTGAAAAACCAGGATTATTGAAAATTGATCTTATGTATTTTCCAATTTTGGTATTCTCTCTTAAATCAAAGGTTTTTATTGCTGTTGCTTTATTTAAGATTTTATCATTGAAGGTTGATCTTACATCTTGTACCTCTGGTAAATAATAAAGTTCATCATAAACTGCAACCTTCCCGTTTCCACTAACTATTTGATAGCTCGGGACATTAAGTTTTCCTTTGAAAACTTGACCGCTACTGAAATATAAATCATTTCCAGCAGAATCTTTACCATAAGATATTTGGAAGTTCTCTGCTGACGTATTGTCCTGAATAACGATATAATTCAAGTTATCTTGAATGTTTGTGACATTCTTTGAATAAGGGTAGTCAAGAGGATCCGATACTTTAAAGATTACAAAAAAATCGGGTATCTCATTTTTGACCCAGAGAGGAGCAAAATAGCTAAAATCCTCGCCGTAATTTTTATCTATAAGAGCTTGAGCTCCACTAGCATAGAAGAAATCATACTGTTCAGAGAATTGATGAGCGGATTGATTTTCACCATTAGTAAATTTACCAACTTGGAATATGATGTCAGAGGAGAGTTTTCCGTCATCGAAAAATTTGTTAATATCGGAAGCGTAGGTATTGTCACCAGATATGTTAAATTTTTTATACTTATCTTGAGACAGTATTTGATTAACATTCTGAGAATTAAGCCAAACCCCACCGGAAGAATCCACCGTTATTTTGAAATTTCCGGCAAGCTTAGGATTCGTTCTTGTTACAGCAAAGGAAGAATTATAATCAAAAAGCTTAGATTGAGACATATATTAAGATCCAGATTTTATTTTATTAAAAATTAAGAGATTTAACTCCACTATCGAAATTAGGTGCAACCAAAGTATCATTTTGGTAAGATCCTGTTACTTGAACATCAAAAGAAAATATATCCTCGCCCTTAACCTGAATATCTATACCCATCTTCTTAGTGTAAGTTATATTAGATAGATTGCCTGATTTTCTCCATCCCCCAATATAACCTAGTTTATCAACAGGCCTAAATTGGAATATCAATGGAACATTAATTGCATTTTGATCTCCATCTCCCAGATATTTAATGCTCATGGATGTTGTTCCTGGGACTTGTACTGCGTTCAAAGTAACAGGTCCAAGATATAGATAAGCTCCACATGAAAATTTACCGATTAGGTATTCATCATTAGAAGAAAATCCTAATTTATCAGGATACATTCTATCATTTCTAGAAGCAGTTGCTCCAGTAGGGAAAGTTTGAGTTACGCTTCTAAAAGATTGTTGAACCCAATAAACAGATAGACTTGTGTCACCCCAGAAAGTTTGGGTGTGTCTGAATGGAGCATAAGACACACTACTTGCATTAAAAGGCTTTACAAGGTTTGCATAATTCGTGTATGAATATGTTGATCCGATAGAAGTCAAATAAGGATGGGATGTGTGTATACAGAATTCAGATAAATATCCACTTCCGTTTGCTGTACCTCCAGTTACTGCTGCAAATGTACCGTTCCACACTGCAGCTGCTGTTCCTCCTGTTACTGTTAGGTAATCTGCATACAAGGTTGGATCATACGGTGTAAATATTTGTCCATTTTGAGGGTATATTCCAGCAACACCAAAGTTAACCTGTTGTGTAGAAGATTGACCATTATAAGTATAAGAGTTACTATATGAATTTGTAAAATATTGAGATAGATCATTCTGATTATTGTTATACAGGACCTGATTAAATCCAACATTTCTGTATCTTGGATATACGAACTGAGAAAATGCAGAACACGAAGCATAAGGTGGTGCTTGTATAAAATCAGTTGATGTTGTAACGTCTGTAGATACAACCGATGTCAATGAGATAGGTCCATCGCCATATCTTAAATTAGTCGAATAACCATTAATTGTACTAAGATCTGATGGGACTTTAGTTTGAAGTCCACCCGGTACTGTAGATGCCAATTCAACAGGCGAAGCCTTAGGGTTATATAATTGAATGCTATATGTAACAGATGCTATTTTTCCGGCATCGGCAGTCAAAGGATTTGTGAAAATCTGATTGAAAAAACCTGCATTCAGTTTAACGGTAGAGCCTCTCGAAACTTTGATCTTGTTATTGTTATTATCGACAATATAAACCTCCAATATACCTTTTGCTTGTTCAATTTGAGCTTTAAGCTGTGTTATCTGATTCTGAAGGTCAGTTAGTTTATCAAAAAGATTTATAACCGCTCCAGTGTTAGTGTAGAATCCACTAGCTACACCAACAGAATCGTGAAAATAAGTTTTATCACCAGATACAAACTGCTGTGATAAATGTATTGGAAGTCCTTGTGCATTTAAATTACTCTGAACCTTAACTACTGCAGAATCTTCTAGATTAGTTTGTAAAGCTGGGGCAATTCCATTCACACTTAGATTATCAGGGAATGTTACGATAACAGAATCTGAATAATCTGATGTTATCGGATTCTCTGGCCATCCTGCTTCTGAAATTGCTGCTATCTGAATTTCTAATTTTTCTCCTTTTGTAATCGATAAATCTAATTGATTAACATTCTGAACATTTGCATTTGATGTATCCTCTGGAGCCCAAATATAAGTTCCTGTTGTAGTATCGTAAACTTTTTTTCTTATGTCAGTTTTATATTCGGTCCAGTTCGAAAAGGCTGCATTTTTTTTGCTTCCGTTATTATCTGTGAAATCAATCTGTTGAGAAGGTTGAGCAGCACCGCTGTCACTCAAATATCTATATCTAACCGAAAATTGGATTACTTCTTGAGCTCCATTAGCTGCACTAATTTTAGGTGTAGGGAAAGGCCAAAATCCTCTAACTCTATATTTTGGAGGTGTTACTATTTGTGGTACATCTTGAGTTAAAGTTTTAACCTCAGAAACAAGAGAACCATAGAGTTCAACTTTCTTAACTCTTTGATCGATCAGACTATTCAGATTTGCCTTAACTGATTCTGTGTTTATTCCAATTGGTGTATTTCTTTGGGATACTGAAGAATTTGGTGTTAAATTTGCACCCAGTATAGGACTATCAGATATGTTAGTTAAAGTAACAGATCCCTGGTTGGTTGAAGCCAATCCGGTGTTAAGCTGTAATCTTGATTGATTAATAGCACTATCTAAGGACTGAATTTCACTCTGTAAAGCTGTTTTAGCAGCAAGCTTATCAGTGATAACTGTAATAGGAACTGAATCTGTTATCTGCTTATTCACCTGAACTACTTTAAAACTGTCTTGAGTTATCAAAGGAGCATCAGGCTTGATTCCTTCTATGGCAGGAACTTTTTTTTCCTTGGCCGCACCTAAGAATATTTTTCCTAAATCTGCAACTTCTGTTAAATAATAATTTTCAAGGGTAACAACTTCACCATTTTGATTTTTAGTTCTCAGCTCGCTGCTCCAGAAAATTATACCAGTAGACCATACTGCTGCTACAATGTTAAAGTTGTCATCTATTGCTTTGAAGAAAACACCTTGTCTCTCATCAAATCCAACATTAACCTGGACATATCTAGGTCCAAAATCTGTAGATGAAATTTGAAGGGTGTTAGCACCAAGAAGAATAGGCTGAAATCCAGAAACAAGCTTTGCCTGTATAGAAGCCTGGCCGATATCAACAGAAGTAACTTGGTATTGTGAACCGTCCTGTGTTGATATTTTATCACCAACTGAAAGTGATCTGCCATCAACAACATTACTCAAAGTATCTGTGTAATTGAGAGTATTTAATTTGTAATTTCTTCTTGTTTCTTGATACGGAGTACCGTTAGCGTCTATTAAATTAACAACATCGTCATAATATGAAAGTACTGAAAAAGAGCCAACATATCTAATTGTTCTTAAAGGTAGTTGCTCGATAGACTCGTCAGTAAAATAGTTTATACCTTGATCTTCTAGAATAGTTATAAACTCATTATAAGATAAATCATTTCTTCCCTTTAGATTTTGATCGAAGTAAAATTTCTGTTGATCCGTTGTGGTGTTTGCAATGATTCTTTTTACTACTATTCGATCAGAAACCTCAGGTATCTGTCCAGTTACATCTACGTTTATATAAAGAAGAGGACTCAGAAAACTTTCAAAAAACCAATTATCCTTAACAGCAAAAGTACTAGGTACTGATAAGTTTGTTAGTCTTTTTGGTTCCTTTAGTGGTTCAGATTTAAAAACCTGAGAATATGTTCCATCGGGATTTCTAACAGTTGAGAATGATTCACCTATTCCTGCTAAAGACTTTATGTTGTTATCTATTCTCTGGATCTCACCTCTGATATATCCATAAGAAGGTATGTTTACCGTTTTAGGTAATCCTTGTTCATCTAAAACTTCAATTGAGACCGTTTCATTAGTAGAAACGGCTACCTCATTTAGGCCGTTCATAATTTCCAAAGAGTTCTTTTGAAGTCTTAGAAACTGTGCTACTAATGAACTAATCGAATTTTGTGTTCCTGCCATTTTCTTCTTTTATTATTATTGATTATTTGTCAAACTTTTTCCAACGATATCCACTTGGAATTTAAGGGAATTCTCATCTATACATACGATATCTAAAACAGGTTTATAATCATAGTCAGCAAGATTTGCATTATCCAATGCAGTTATAACTGTCGAATAGCTAGTTCCACTAGGATTATTCAGAGGATATAAACCTAAAGAATTTGTTAAGAAAGTGATTATAAAAAATCCAGGATAAATAGGATCTCCAAAAGAAAATCTAAATCTTTGTCCTTTTTTCCATGTGATCGCAGAATCATCAAGTCTAATAGTCAAATCTCCAGTGAGTGTTAGTGGAATTCCTCCATTCACATGTTTGAAATAGTTAGAATATCTAACGAGTGGAATTTTATTATTTCCGTCTTGAGTTAATGTACCATATCCTTGATTGTCACCAATATTGAAATCTTGATTAGAGTTAATAATACCAACCTCATTGGGTACTGTTCTATCAACAGTTATACCAGGTCCTTGTTTTATAAGATCTAGATCATAAGAAATCTGAACATTTGTTTGGTTATTTAAAATAGCTCTAACTAAATCATAATTCTGTCCAATCAATTGCATGATAGATTGGGTGTTACTAAATAAAGCCTGATTAGCTGCAAGAGTTTTTTCTAGAGATAAAATTCTCTTATCTAAATTCAGAGCAGTCGAAGAAGATAATGTTATGTTTTCTATAGCAGTAACTCTGTTGCTTAGATCTATGAATTCCGATGAAGCGTTATTCAAGGTTGAACTTGCATCTTGAAGAACGTTAAGCGAGTCCATAAACATCGAAAGAGAGAATGGAGAATAATCATTGATAGCCTGTTCAACACCAGTTTGATCTATATCAGTATCAAATTTTAGATTCAGCTTTAATCCATAAGAATTACCATTCAACTTAGTCACAGGGTTAGGACGATACTTATTCAATCTAGGGATATAAACTTCGCCTCCTGAATTGATTACATCATCAAGAAATAAAACACCATATAAGTTAGTAGCTGTGTTGGTTGGCTCTGCCGGATCATACACATCATAGTATATTAAAACACAGTTGAAAGAGAAATCTGCTGCATCTGCTGTTGCGTTAAACTCTTCTAGAGTTGTTATATTCGGATTGGTTAATATCCCCTGGTAAGAATTAGGATTGAAATCTATCCCTATAGAATCTAATTTACTTCTAACATAGTTTAAAGTGTTAGAATTAGCGGTCTTAGTTAGAATATAATTCGAAGGATCCGTAAAAATATCTTCACTAAAATATGTGTTAGCAGTATCTCTAGGTGAATACCAATTTCCTGCTGCTGTTGCACCTAATGTTCCGGTGTCATAGTAAGAAGCAACAGGTTGGCCTAAAACATCATCATCAAAGATTGCAAGTGTTGTCAATCCGCTAGGATTTGAGTCAGTGTAATTTCTCCCAAATAAATACTCGTCATTTAACGGATTAGAAGGATTATTTGTCCATTGGTAATCAGGATAATAGTTAACGTCTACTACATTTTTAAACAAAACATAAGGAGTGTTTCCATCCTTTGTTGGAATGTAAACATAAACTTCAGAATAAGCGTTTGTTGAATTTTTAACCGAATTAACGATGTCTAGATTCCCGATATACTGTACCACTCTATTATACGTTGCTCCTGTCATGCCATATGAACCAGTAGTCCCTGGACTGGCATCGCCTTCAACATACCTTTTTTGTGTTATTGGAAGATCGTTAACAACAGTCACTGTATTTTGATCTAAAGCTGGTGAAACTTCAGTGGAATTTGAAGCTCTCCATCGAATTGCACCTATTTCTTTAAGCCACTTGAAGAAAACTCTCTCTGAGATATTTTGCTTTAGAGTTGAATCATATCCATCAGTACCAGTAACAGTTGATTCAAAATTTAAACAATAGCTCTGGAAGCTCTGTGAAAAATCGATATTTCCATCGCCTGTTATAATTTGACCTGTTGAATTAGCCCAATCTAAAAAAGCACTGTCTGGACCATTTAATCTGATTAAATTTGTATCGGTTGAAGCACTGTTATCGATGTTCGGTATGTTTAGAAGTGCAAATTTCGAAAATCTAAATTTATCAACAGAATTATTAAAGGTAAACGAAAGATCCTCAGCAGCTGAAGAGAAAGTGTAGAACGTTCCACCCTGAGTTTGCAAAGGTCTTATAAATGGAGTTTTTGCCATCTAATTTATAAATTATTTTCAATATTAAACACTAACATTGCTAGATCCCAAGACGATCCAAGAACCATTCTGAGTTGCTTGTCCTTGACCAACTCTAGGTTCCCACTGTAATGTGATAGAAGATCTGTACGATTTATTCTGGCTAACAACTATTCCAGTAGAAGAATATCCACCATAACTTGAGCTGGTGTTAAATCCAGTGTAATATGTACTGCTTGTGCCTGTTATTCCAGTATAGATATAACCTGTCGCAGCAGATGTGTTTACTATTGTTATTCTAGTTCCTTGAGGTATATTAGGAAGTGTAGCTCCTACTGCAGATGTGCCATCAACAACTTTAAGGTAAAATCCTGTCGGACCGCAATTGGCGTAAATTACATCCTCTAATCCAGTAATAGCATAAGGAGCATTCACAGATGTTAAACGTCCGCCACCACCGATTCCTGAAGTGTTTGCAGGAAAAGCAGTTCCAGTAGTTCCAGCAGAAACGCTGTTAGAGCTAACTATATGACCTGCTGGACCGAGCTTTAATAATCCATTGATGGATAAAGATCCATTATAACTTGCAGTTCCACCAACCACTAAAGTTGAAGATGCTCCAAGCGTAATATTTCCATTCAATGTAACTGATCCTGATGCTGTTAGTGTAGTTGTTTGTACATCAACGAAAGATGCAGCTCCAGAATTACTAACAGTGGCTTTAGCCACACCTGTTGTTGGTACCGAGATTGAATCGAAAGAACCAATTTTAGCAGCAACTTTTCCCGTTGATGCTCCGGTTAAATCTAAAATTCCATTGACACTGTCAACTCCAAATACTGTAATATAACCGTTTATCCAGTTTTGTAAAATTAAGAAGTTGGAATTGATAGTTGTTCTAGACCCAGAAATTGAATCTGATCCTAAAATTTCCGAAATGTTTACTGTTGCCATTTTTTATCTTTTATTTCTTTTTTAAGTGAAATATATATCACTGTCTCCGACAACACTTAAATATGACAGCTAAAAAAACCAAACTGAGTAATATCTATATCGGAGCCATTCATTTAAGTCAAAAAGGTGGATTTTATTCCCAGAAAAATCCAGAAAAATTACATTCCCATTTATTAAAGCAAAAAAAAAGCAAAATACCAGGAGTTGTGGTGTTTTGTCACTAAATAAAATAAAAAACCTCTATGACAAGTAGAAAAAAGAAAATCACAGACGAAGAGTTTTACGAAACATTTTACTCAGGAAACCCAAATCAACACGGATCTAGATTCGATCCACAAAAACTCAAACTAGATTATAAGTTTAAGAATGAAAACCAGAAAAAACTCATAAATCTAATAAATGAAAACAAAATCACTATTGCAGCAGGACCAGCAGGGACGGGTAAAACCTATCTAGCATGTGCTCAAGCACTCAAATTGCTAAAGACAGACCAAAGATTTAAAAAGATAATTCTGGTAAAAAGTGTAACGGTTCTAGAGGGTGAAGAGGTTGGATTTTTAAAAGGGGATTTGAAAGAGAAAATGTATCCATTTACAATCTCTTTTCTGGACAATTTTCACAAACTAATAGGAGAAGCTTTAACTCAATTGATGCTAGATCAGGGCTATATAGAGGTATTACCTTTAGCCTATATCAGAGGTAGATCTATAGACAATGCAATCATCATAGTAGACGAGGCACAGAACATAACTCAAAAAAATATGAGGTCTGCTATGACTAGAATCGGAACGGACACCAAAATGATTATAACAGGGGACACGAAACAGATCGATATTAAAAATTCTAAAATGTCAGCTTTAGAACTTGTTGTAAAACTTTTCGAAAACAAGCAAGATATAGGTACCATGAATCTTTCAGTATCGGATATAGTTAGGGATCCTATAGTAAAAATAATAGAAGAAACCTTTGATGAATGGGAACAAAAAAACCCAAAATCAGGAAAAGAATAGAAATACAAAAAGGCTAAATTACAGTAATTTAGCCTTTTTTATTCGGGTATGAAAGTAGCATCAGGATTTCCAGGAATAACTACACCCGATCCAAACTGGGTGCTATTTTCTTCCAAGATCCGAGTCTCTTGTGCAATTAGATCTTTATTTAATCTCCCCACTTGGTAATTTCTAGTAGAAAAAGGAACCTGAGGATATCCATAATCATTAGAATCAACAAAATCAGGTTTTTGATCATCCGCTTTTTTTTCTGCTTTATGATCTACTATATGAATAAAACCTGGCTTAGATATTTCGTAGATATTTCCTGCAGCATCTTCCACTTTATTATATAGGGTGAAGTAACCAGATTCAGTAAAAGTGAAAATAAAATAAGGAGTTGATTTAACATTTAAAATTTCTCTTCCCGAACGAGAGTCGCTTAGAATCCAAGTATTATTCTGCTTTCCGTATATGTTTGAGTTATAGTTATTGAATATAACCGTTGATAGAATTGGAATTTCCAAATATTTATCTGTTGAATGTACATCGCACCAAGTCCATGCTCCTGATCCAGGTCTAGAAATAATGTTACCTAAGTTAATACCCAATTGTGGAACAAACTGTTTAGACAAAAGACTAAATCCGGATGTAGCTCCAATGTTAATATAAGCGGTTCCTCCCGTTAATCCTGCCCAGTTTGCACCGGATATAAACACATTAGAATTTGAATCCGAAATTGTCGATACTGGTCCGTCAAACTCTCCAAAGTTATCAGAGTCCAGATTCTTTCCATCCATATTTATTTTAAGCAATCCGATATTAAATCCAGTCAAGCCTGTAGTTCCTATTTGATATGTTATGAAATTCTGTTCGGAGTTCAAATTTTCAAAAGATAAAATTTGCATATCTCGATCGAGAACTCCAGTCGGATTGGTGAACAGATCTAAAACTTGTGCCTGCTCTGTTATCTTTGCGGTTAGAAAATAATTCTGACCAGTTGATCCTAGAACATATTCACTACCAAAGTAATATCCGGTTAATCCCTGTCCATAATCTCCAGTAATTGTGGAAATGAAGTAATGTGACTTATCGTCTTTATCACAAGAGATCTTTTTTAAATTAGAAAAAGATGAGGTTCCACCTATATCTATAAATGAGCCTGTTATTCCAGTCATCCCTTGGTTTGACATTAGAAAAAATGGATATGAACTTGAAGCTCCAATTGGATTATTCATATTCAAATCTAACATCGAAAAATCACTATCTGAGACTCCAGTTAGAAGCACACTGTTCTCACTGTCTGAAGATTGAAGCTCATTCAAATAAATAAAATCAGTAGATTGACTAGTTTTTGCATCTATCAGAGAGAGATCATCAGTTGTTAATTTGACGTATGAGATAAAATGAGATGATGTAGAACTACCAAAACTAGATGAGGCATCAGGGAAATCGTCGGTTCTATCCCATTTGTTTTTTAGTGTCGAGTATAGATTAGTACCAGAATTATTTGAAATACCGATGTTCAAGTAATACTTTGATACATCTATGTTTATATTCTGTGTTGCAGTATTATAATTTCCAATAACAGGAAAATGTCTGAAGTTATTAATTCTATAAGATTTTCTCACTGATGTTTGATAACCCCCAGTCAATCCTGAAAAAGTGGAGATGTTACCGAGATCCCGGCCAATTTTGGCAACGAAGAATGCTGAAGAGTTACTTTGTAAAGAGTTCTGATAACGGGTATAAGGGAAAGTGTTAGAATAGTGATATAAAAATTCTGCGCTTAAGCTGGCTCCGGGATTATATGTAGAAACATTTCCAGTATCTCCGCTCTGATACGTTAACCAAAAAGTTATACTTGAGCCTGAATTATTCGATGAACCATCGACTCTATAATAAGCCTGATCTGAATTCAGATTTATCCTGATGGTTGATCCAGTTAAAACGTTATTGAGGAAAGTTAATCTGGAGCTTACAAAATTATCGGTGTAATTTAAATATAGTCTATTTAATGTTTGCCATGTGCCTGTAGCTCCCGCACTATAACCAAGAAATCCCAAATCGCCCTTACCTGAGCTAACATTAATATTATCACCCAGATTCGGAGTTACATTCCAAGAATAAGTTCCAGAGGTTGAAGATGAATATGGATAGATCCAAGGATAAGAAGAAGTAGGCCCATTAATAAAAAATTGATTATTCGTTACACCAACTGGTGCTCCGGTTGGTCCAGTTGGACCTAAAATATTTTCAGATGAGCTCCATAAGAAATCTCCAATCTCGATAAACTTATTGAAAGTTCCCCCTGCATAAATGTAATTTCCATCCCAACTAGAACATAAGCTCTGAATCTCAGTGCTATTTCCTTTAAACGGCAGTATTGCATCAACCATACCTGCTTCAGAATAGCAAACTATAAAAGAAGTATTACCTTGACTAAAAGTGTCAGTATACGAGCTTAAATTAGCGTTGATCGATGGATTGAATGCGGTTAAAGTTGCTGGTGTTCCGTCGGAGTAATATCCAAATTGGGCTGTGACACTGTTACCTTGAACAGGAGAACTCAAATTTCCAGCAACATAATATTTCACAGAGCCCTGAAATTCTTGAACCGTTGAAGATGTTACATTTATATTCGATTGGGTTCCGTTATAGATTTGGATCTCTCCGTCCCAGGCAGGTGCTTGTATTTTATCAATCTCTATTGAATCCGAATAAACAGGTAAAGGCCAATTGTTCCAATAAGCTTGTTCCCCAGCCTTTCCGTTCGCAATTTCAGATAATTTGGTTGTCAAGAATAAATTTCTTGGATCTAATCCAGGGTGTTTCTCAGCTAAATACTCTTGGTTATAAACTAGCCATTCTGGATATGTCCAGGTGTATTTATTAATTTTAGGAAGCTCCGGTGCACCTCCAGTTGGAGTAAAGTAGGTAAAATTCCATCCTGTTGCACCTGCATACTTAGAAGAAGCATAAACATGTGGTAAATCATAATCTAAAGATGATAAGTAATTATACTCTAAAACCCAAAAGGAATTTTCATGAAGCACTCTAGATCCTTCTACTATATTATGCTCTAATATTTCAAGATTTAAAACTTGGTTGTTTTGTAAATTTGAATTGGATGAATTTATTTGACTGTGTGTCGATCCATTGAAGTGCCAGATGCCGGTTCCCTGTAATAATTCGCCATCTCCCTTTGCGTAGAAAACGTGTCCATTGTCTCTAGAATGTATAGCAGTTACAGGTCCATCAAGAGCATAGTTCCAAAATTTCGTTCCATCAAAGAAAGATAGACCCAAATCTGTTCCTATCCATAGATTTCCATTCTCATCGAATGATAAACAATATATTTTGTCAGAGATTATACCAGAAGTATGTGTGTTATAGACCGTTGCCTGTTGTATGTACTTTTCACCGTTAGTTAATTCTACTGTGCTCAGAATTCCTTGAGGGATAACCATCAGACCCTCACTAGTTCCTAGATAGTAATAGTATTCGTTACCACCATTACCCTTTGTTGTTATTGAATATATGTGAGGCCAAGTATAGTCAGATACAGTTTCATTCCATTGATCTGTTTCTTTTAAGTATTGAAAAAGTCTTCCTCCCGTGACACCAAAGAAATTGGTATAAGATGTAGCACCAGTTCCACCAACACCATTCAATGGCGTAGAAAAAGCCAATACGTCATCACCAAAAGGACAAGAATAAATCAGTGAAATTTCTTGTGGCTTATTAAAGCTACCTAGGTCAGAGAAATTCCAGGAGTCACCCTCAGAAACGTTTTTAGTATTCACCCAAAAAACAGCAACCTCATTATATCCTGAGGTTGGACCTTGTGCAGCCCCAACCCAAGCCTTATTTTCACTATCAATTGAAATACTGCGGGTATCTAAGTAATAGGGAGAAGCTTGAGGAACAGCTGAATTCAGGCTGTTATAATATTCCCACGAGGTTCCGTTATATTTTCTTAGGTCTTGGCCACTGGCCCAAACAAAAAGTTCTTTATCTAATGAAATATCGTTTATGTATAGTGTACTATTAGGCATTTTTGTTAATTTTTATGATTACGGATTAAATAATGCACCATATCCTTTAAACCTGAATCCTCTGAAAGGAAGTTCACTAGGATTGCTCAATCCATAAGGATTACCAATTCTGCTGGAATAGAATGAAAGCCAATTACCTTCAACATCAGGTCCTGGTATTGGGTATGGATTACCAGCCAATCCTGCTATTGGATATTGGTTATATGGAGAATCCCATGTGTCATGATTTCCATAGATATCAACGTAGCTTATGTATCCAGGACCATAAGTACCAAGTATATTTGGAACATAATTATCTTTGATCACCAATTTAAGTCCTTGAGAATCAACTCCAATAGTTAAAGCATTATCAGCAGGTCTCCAACAGTAATCTGGACTTGAAAAAGCCTCTATATTGTTAGAATATGGACCATATTGAGCCGATGCTAAAGCACTATTTATGTAGCTAGCTATACCGGTTCCACCATGATCCAGAGTATCCTGAACTAAATATAATGTTCCATCCGGACTATTACCAGGTTCAGGAAGATCGATTTCGATAATGTCGGAAAAATAAGAATTTCCGTTATAAGTTCCATCATAACTGAACTGAATCCATAGAGATATTCTAACATTATATCCTGCCAATCCTGGTGAAGGGAGACATTGCAAGACATGTCCACTGCCTAATCCTCCATCCAAGGACAAAAGAAGTCCAGCTGGTGTTTTAGAAACAGTTCTCGAGGATAAACTAACAGAGCTCTGCGAGGCATAATAAGCATCATTAAAAAAGAGTTGCTGAAGTGCACTGTTACCAACATTTCCAAATCCATTTATATTAGTATCATTAGAAACATCACCGAGGTAAAAAGTTGAATTAAAATAGTTTGCTAGATCACCAGAGAACATATAATTTCCTTCAGTATATCTCGTTAGACTTTCCCAGCCATTTTCAATAACACCAAGTGCTTGAAAGCCTCCTAAGGAAGCTAAATATTGCATATTTAATAATGCTCCTGGTTTATTGGTATCGGGAAATGCAAAATCCCAGCTGCAAGACCAAAAATCAACCAGTTCTCCTTCAACTCTACTAGAATAAGAATTCTCTATTGCGGCGGTTGGACCAAGTGGTTGATCGAATTTAAAGATGTATCCACCACCACCTAAATTTGTAGATGTTGTTGCTACATCTGTTTTGGTTGTCTGTATATAACCTCCTGTTGGAGATGAGAATGTTCCAGTTCCGCTCAAAAAATTAAAAATTTCTGGAAGTCCGGCTTTCAAATAGAGAGCGCCCGAATATACGAGAACGCTATTATCAAGGGTCGAAAAATAAGTCAAAGTTGAAGGCGTACCCGGACCAATCTGATATAAACTACCAAACTCAGATCCAGTGAGATCTAGCCAGCTTTGAACTTTTAGTGGTTGATCTGGTGATGTTCCAGTAAATCCTCCTGTTCCAGCTAGATTCCAAGAATAGTAAGAAAGATTAGCAGTCGGACCTGTAGCAGAAAAAATAAGTTCTTGACCTAAAGCCACAACACCCTCTTGAAATAATGAAGGATCTACCGTGGGAGGAACAGGATATGCACATAAAAGTGCAACCGAGGATAGATTCTCAGATGTAACAGAGATAGCATTACTTACCGTTTTAGAGGAAAAAACGCCAAAAGAATCTTCGACGTACAAAGAAGCATTATATCCTGGAACATAAGGAGACAGGTATCTGACTATTTGGTTTTGATTGGAACTCCCTGTTGGGGTTCCACCTGGAAAGTTCCAATTCCAAATAACAGGAGGACCACCTACTGAGGTATCCTGATAAAATATGTAATCACCTTGTTGTATTTGCAGAGACATTCACAAACATTAGTTTGAATTTATATATCTAGTTAAACTAATCTGGACCAAAGAAAGTTTCTTTCTATGCTAAACAATTTTAAGGATAAATGGTATAAGTAAAATCAGCTTCTAATCCTGTACCAGAACCAGCTAAAGAGATTGGCGTAGAATAGATTGAAGCAGGTATTGAGGTATTAAATATTTCGAGATTAATTGGAGGTGAATCGACAGTAAGACCACCGCTCTCATTCGGGATCGGTCTATAATAGAAATTAGTTATATTAGGATCCATAGAATCATTTAACTGATCAGCAAGTTCTTGTACGGTTAAGCTAGATACTCCAGGTTGGATTGTGGCTCCAATAGGAAATGGAAAAAATTCATTCCCAGTACTCAATTTTATGAAGTCTCCAGGATTTAAATTATGTAATTCAAATCCTCCGAGCCAATCATTATTAAACTCAAAATCAAACCAAGAGTGAGCGTAGGCATCATCCCAAGAATTTTCAGTGAATATATTCCAGTCTAAATTCTTAGTTCCCCAATATTTAAGATTTGCATTTGGGTATGTGTCATTAGATTCACTATAATAAACGTAAGCCTCTGTTAAACTGCTTCCACCCGACAGTCCTATAGATGATGACTGGACTGATAGAGATCCTTCCACGTTATAAGTTAAAGAAACCCCATTCTGATCTGATCCCAATTCATCAGGAGCACTTATTAAAATAGTAACAGGATCCGAAGTAGGTAAAGTACACGAAGCAAAATAATCAGGAAATGTTCTTAGAGAATTAATAGAAGATACGATCGAGTTAGCTGAAGTGTATAGGTTATCTCCTGCCTCAGAAGAGCCTATCAATCTGTCACCAACATAAACCTCGATGGATCCAGATGGTGTTAGATATTGATTGGTGAAAAATGAACCATCTACCGCCAAGCGTGTGGGTGATGATATGACCAAAACGTTATTCCAGCTAGGATCAATTGTAAGAGGAATTGTAAATTCTGACGTTTGACCATCTTCAACAATAGCTCTCCATCTTCCTGATATTTGGGGTATGGTGTTGAAAATGCTTACTTCCTGTCCATTGGTTAGATTATGTGGATTTGAAGTATAGATTTTAGCAAAAGCGTATTGTCCAGGTATAATTAAATTTGAAGAGATCTCAGTGATTGTATAGGTGGATTGTGTTAGATTTATAAATCCAGTAGCACCGATAGGATCTATTGCTACCTTAACGTAAACATCCTGTCCTTCTTCGGATTTATTACCGTAAGCAGCAAAATTTAGGATTTCACTTGGAATCTCTTTTTCAACTTGTTGTAAGGTTTTACCCTCTGCAGGATATTCCCATATAGAATTATAATCTTCCCAAGATTTTTGAACATTCGTCCATTGATAACTTTCAACTTCTCTGAATCTTGTCCAAGCATCTATATCAATTATCTTTGGATTGACCGTGATTGCTTGGTTTTTTATTACAACTGTTTTTGCATTAAAGGCATCATAAATATTACAAGTGATCTGATAGATTCCAGTATAAGGCACAAAGTGAGCCATTTTATAGAAATCAACAATCGAACCCCTAAATTGGTAATTATAAGGAGACCCTGTTTGAGTTGCTGGCTTGTTAACTACCCATTCAATTTCAACAAGGTTAGAAAAATTAATATTCTTCCAAGTCAATAGTGAGTAGTTTTGTATACTCGAAAACAGATCAGATTCATCAACAATAATAACACTCGAATCATCCAGTAACACGGTGTAGATTCCTGTTGAATAACTGACACCAGTAACTGTTCCGAAATAACCAGTAGATTTTTGTTTTACTCTATCTCCTATTCTAAAAACAGGTATCAAAAGTCCAGACCAATTTATATTCAATTCATCCCATGTCCAGACATCTGTAATAAGCTCTAGTATAATCGGCATACCAAGTGGAACCTGGTAGGGCTGACCTGTGATTGGATCTATAAAAGATGGTGGATCATAATTACTATCACCCAAACTCACTATCTCGCCCTGCTGTTTTAAATCATAGAAATTACTAATTGAAGTAATTAGGGATTCATTCTGTGCGGGGCTAAAGAATTGCTGACTTGAAAGAGGATTAGTGATATTATCTAAATCTGATATTTCAGCAGGCAAAACATCAATACTTCCTGTTAAAAGGCTTTTATTATTGGACGAGTAATAATAAACAGGAGATGTTTGCAAAGGATTAACATACCAAATTAAATTTGGGCCTCCAGAAGTAGCACCATTATTAACTACACCTACAGGATCAATTTGAGTTAGATTTGGATCTGTCGTCAAAAATAAATCAAATCCATCAGTCAAAAAATTAAAATTGTACGTTTTTCCAGCTGTGATCTTTAACATTGGATTTGGACCAGTCGCAGGGATTCCAGAAAAAAAGAAAGCTGTACCCGTTCCTCCCGCTACTGCAGCTTCAATAGTGAAAGAGTCATAATAATCAGAAGGTGTTTGTATACCTGTTGAAGATGGACGTATATAAAAATTTCTAAGATCTTCAAGAAATCCAAAATCTGGATTTGATCTGATCTCAGCGTATATTCCTGATTCTATATCAGGTCTCTCCATGACATCAGTCCAAGATTTTGTATTATATACGTTGAAGTATAGACCTTCTCCTGTTATATCAACTATTCTAGCATTCAAAGGGAGATAATCTCGCTTTAATCTTTCTTTAAGTGCAAAAAGCTTAATTAAAACTTCCTCTTGAGTAAACTGAAAAGCATCGACAACCTCTGGATATCCGTAATCATCAACAGTTCCACTGTTTTTATTAATATCATAAAAAAGACCAAAAAGAGATGTTTTCTTATAGGTTCTACTTGGAACTAATGTGTCTTGACTTGAAACATCTAAAACATAGTTACCTTCAGTGTCAGGTCCATAGGTTTGAACCATTTTATATTTACCAGAATTTGGATTATTCAACACATCACCAATTTGATATGATTGACTATATCCATTAGACTGCTGTCTAGTTATCTGATTTAGAAACTGAGAATTCTGTTGTAAAGGTGATTCTAATTTCAAGTTTTGATACTCGAGATTCAACCAATATTCTTTGATTCTTAAATCCTGGTAACCAAAGAATTTTATGGCACTAATCAAGCCTTTGTAACTTCCAGCATAAGGGAATATTTCTTCACCTGCTAATAGAAGTTCTTTTCTCTTCTCGTTTATTTCTATGTAATTAGGAAGAGGCTCTGCTGGATCATGATCTCTTAGTATTATAGAATCACTTGGATAGAAAGCTCTTCCGATATTCTGAAGCATAACAGAAAATCTCTCATCTTCTCCTATAATTTCTCCATAAAAATCTATCTCTACAACTTTTATAGGATCAGCTGAATCAGAGCTAATATCTTCTATAATTAGCTTTCTCTCATAAATGTTTGCTGCAAGATCCGTTGCATTTAAACCAACATTAATAGAAAGTGCAGACTCATTAACAGAATTTGTAGAAATATAACCTCCAGAAATTAGGCTATCCCCTGACGAGACGTCAACTGGATAAACCACATTTGGGTATGAGACTATAAGGGGTTGACCGTCACCTCCTGATAAATCTTCATGTATTTTGTATGTGAAAATTATTTCAGAAACATCAGTATTTCCATAGTTATCATTATACCATCTGGTTCTCCATTTCCCTGCAGTAGCTCCAGTAGCTCCAGTGTGGGGGATACCATAAGGTCTGCTTCCAGAAACATCGAAGTTTTGGATTATGAAAATTTGTTGGTTTTCGTAAAGTCCTGATGAAACAGGATCAAAATAAATATTCCCTTTCCAGTACCCGCCTGGTCTGTATTTATATGAGGTAGTGAAGAAAATCTGATTATCAGTGCTAATCAATCTCTGTCCTTGTATGCTATCCTGATAGAAATTAACAGTGAATATATTATTAGAATTTATTATAGATTCAATTTTTCCAGTGAATTGATTCTGACCAGCAACTCGGCCGTTTAGAAAAACTTCTGCACCATTTAGAAGAAAGCTATTTACTTCGGAAACCCAATCTGTGATATTATAGCTATTGTTATCTATAGAATTGAGATCAATGTAACCAGGATCGTTATCAAATTGGCTAACTGACGAGTAACCCGAAGCAGAAGCTGTTACCCCAGTCAAGAATGTGAATTTAGAATCCAATTGGGTTGGACCTGTCGGACCAATATAATCAAAATTCAAAGGGCTTCCAGCCTTATCGAAAAATTCTAATCTTCTATAAAAAAAATTTGACATGGTTTAAAATACTCTTCTGTTATTGTTTTTAACTGTGTAATTCACATAATTCTTTATCTGCTTTGTTGTTTCGATAAGCCCAAAGACAACTCTATTGAAATAATGAAGAATACCAGCCTTAATTGGATCCTTAAAAATAACACCAGATAAACTTCTCTTTAGAATTTGATTTTTATAATCAAATCCATTATAAAGATTATCATTTAAACTATCCCTCACATCATAAGGATTTTCAGTTGGATCATAATCATAATATCTTCTTTCAACAGGAATCTTAGGCATTATTTTCATTAGACTCTTATAGACATTAACATCAGAACAAGGTGAATATTTATATTGACCCTGAGAACTAACTAAAATTCTTCTGTATCCAGAACAGCCCAAATTATAAGATCGATCCAAAGCTTGAGACTCAGTATCATAAACATCGTTGGTCTGATAGAAAGTAGTGTTATTAGTCTTAGGCTTTATACCAGCCGCCGTGTAACTTATTCCACTTTCAGGATCCGGGAAAAAGGGTGAAAAATTTTCCATTATACTGTTGTTGAAGCTATGATTTGTTTTTTGAGATCCGCATTTAAACCAGAATTATATCCTTTTTGGACGATATTCGAAATATTGATATTTAGTGGTCCTGGTTTTCCTGAAGTTATAGAATCTGTGTAAACCACTCCATTTCTATCAGTCCAACCTCCTCTAAGTATAACCAATTCATTTCTTCCAATCACTATATCACCAAATGAATTAAGTCCTATTTGTTGACTTCTCTGTGCATCAGAAACGTTGTTTAAAGATTTAAGCAAAATTTGATTTGCTTCATTCTTTTGGCTAACAAAAAAGAATGAGACTGAATCAACGCCTTCAACTGATTCTATAATAGCAATCATATCGGACTTAGGTATAAAATCTCTTCTTTTTAAATTTAACATATAATCTGATACTTTATTCCTAATTTGTTGACGAATTGTTTCAGGATCAAACCCTTCAAACATTGTAATAATAACATTTGCAATATATCGTGTAATAACAGGTTCAACTATTTTAACAACAGTTGTAGCAATCATAGATCCAGAATCTTCAATTAAATTTAAAACACTTAATCTTTGTTGTTCGGTTAATAAAAAGTTAGAAACAGGTATGCTAAAATAGTCCTCATTCGAACTAATGTTAAGAGTAACATCAGGAACTAAATAGATATAGATAACATTATCATCATTCAAATAATCATCGTCGAAAGTCGAGAATGCTTGAACCTGAGAAAATATTCCCAACTTATTAAGAAAAATCTCATAGTTAGTAGCGTTAGCAAACACATATGATCTATATGTCTTTGGAGCAACCAATCTGACTAAACTTAAAGGTTCAGGATTAGAACCGAAAGAAGGGTCTATCTAATTAGCACCAATTAGATAATTATTAAGATTAACTTCACTTCCAAATAAATCTGTTCCAGTAGAAACAAATCTATAGGTTAACGGAGTATCCTTTGTTGAAACAGCATTTCCTGAGAGGCCAGATGTTTGCAGATACTCGATTCTTATTCTAGAACCTCTTTGAGGAACCATACCAAAATTAGAGTTACCAAAATAAACGTCAAGACCTTCCTGTATCCCAGTTCTCACTAAAAATCCCTTTCCATTCAAAGGAATGTCATAGAGTGAATCGTACCTGTTCCATTTTTCTTCATTAACATAAACATCAACATAATACTGATCTAAAAAAGCAGCACTAGCAGAGGGCAAATTAAAGCTCTGTAGAGCTAATCCAGTACCTGTAACAATAGCAGTTTGAAAGTCCCCCTGAGCAATTTTCACTCTAAGTGGGGATGTACTTGAAGCTAGAGGGATTGTTACACGAGAAGATCCGAATATCATTGAATAAACCTTACCGTTTTGTTCACATCTTATCTGAGCTTTATTGTTCACTATAACTGAACCTCCACCGACATCAGATTCTCTCCTGTTCCACGATAGAATTATCTCTCCTTGAGCAGTAGAAGCTCTACCTGGATCATATCCTGCTATTCTGGCTAAACTTCGTATAGATGAATCACGTGAAGCTTGTTCTATATTCAATTCTGTAATGGAATCCTCGATGAAATAGAGAATCATTTGAGATAGATTCTGCAAAACAAAAAGAATTTGTCCCCATGCAGAAGCTACAGTGAACATGGCTGTAGTCTGATTATAGGTATCCTGCAAAAAAGTGAAAGTATCATTTAGCAAGCCATTTATTAGGATATTGTTCTTTTTAAAAATATTCATTCTAGTAAATTAAGTTATTCTTAAGGTTACAACCGGGCTTAGACCGCCATCTGAAGGAATGGCAAAATCCAGAGTTGCTATATCTCTCTGTGTTCCTGCGAAAAATTTCAAGGTATAGGTTCCACCAAGTTTTTGAAAGAGAGGAATGTAAGTTTTGAGAAATATATCCAATTCGTTTCTAATACTTGTTTCTGAAAGTTCTAGATTAAAAATAAGATCTTCAAGATTAAGACCAAATCTGGGATCACCTAGAACTTCACCTTTATTCGAAAAAAGCATCATTTTCAATTGACCAACACAAATTTCAATTGGATCTGTGGTTTCAATCTGAAAGGGGTTGTAGTTTGGATCTAAAGGATCTCTGTTATAAATCTCTCTCATAAACTGTTGATATTATATATCGACAGTTTATTTACAAGTAAAAAAGTGAGTGTGATGCTATTCAGAAATACGAATAGAATTACTGTGGTAGTTCCAGATTTTGATGAAAATAGACGGTGTATATTTTTTAATTCCATTGAAGGAAATAAGAGGGAGTGTTTTCCCCGTTTATCATGTCCATAACTTCTTGTAACTCTGTCTCGCCTGTTGATCTTATGTCTGCAGAGTTTACCTGGACACCTCCTGGAAGATTATAAGTAAATACAGAAAGCATATTAGCAAGAGCAATTTTAGACTTTGCTATGCAATATCTTATAAAAAGTTCATCAGCAAAAAGATCATCATCGTTTAAAGCTACGAAGCATCTGATATAAACATCTGTTCCACCGACGCCAAATCCTTGTGCTAATTGACCCTTTCCTGATCTTCCTGGATCTCTACCCAATATAGTTAGCTTTTTACTATTTTTATTCCACTTGAAAGCAAAAGTATTCAAAAGATATGCTTTGGCAAGATCGAAATATGAATACATAACAGTTCTATAAACCAGATTGTCGCCAACAAAAGGAGAGAGTAATAATTCGGATCCTAATAATTTAGAATCACTGAAATCTCTATCGGGATTACCTGAAATCCCATATCCTCCAACTTCTCTTACCTCGTAAACACTAACTATAGATTCAGGAAGTTTAATTTGTCGAGTCTGTTTAAATTCAGGATGTCGAAAAATCTGATTTGCTAAAACAAAAACCCTATCTTCAACAGCATATTGATAATTATCAAGAAACCAAGCTCTTGCTCTTTTGATGATCCTTTTTACCTCATCTTCATTAAGATTATATGGGAGAGCACAGCTGAATGATAAAGCATCTTCTATTTCTTGTATAAGCTCCTGTTCTGTCATTTTATGGTTGTTATTTTAAAAATTCATGTTTCCGAATTTAGAAATATTGTATTTATCATTCGAATTCTTTAATCTACTATCGGTAACAAATCTCTGTTTTCTAAAATCTTCCCATCCTTTAACTTTGAGTGTTTCTTTGCTTATTTCGGCCAATTCTCCAACATTACCGGCTCTAAAAACTCCGCCAACTATCTTACAATTTATATTCTTACCCTCACAATCGATAAAGCTATCTTCTACCTCATTCTTAAATTGTAAAATAGTATTTTTAATCTTTGAAGATTTAATAGTTGTATCGTTGACAACATTACAATCCTCTAGTGAGGATTTTTTAATATCACAGCTGTAAATGTTACAATTTTTGATTATACCGTTTTTAATATCACATGAAATTAGATCTAAATCTTCCAATATGAAAGCTTCTCTACTTCTAGCTTCTTTTATCTGATATCTTCCTGTAGTTGTATCATAATTAAAATAGCAAGACTTCACATTACCTTCAACTATTATATCAAAGATTTTATCTCTGATCGATGGGAAATATGTTTTAATATTTTCATCCCAACCTTTTAAATCAACAAAGACATGAAAATCTGGATAGTTTTGAAAAAATAATTCAGGATTGCTGAAAGATCTAACCACTTTGGTGTATTGATTCATAAGCTCCTGTAGCTTTTTCAGATCTTCTTTTGTGTATCCTGCTATACGGTGGCTGAGTAAATCATAGAGATAGAGTATAACATAATCTATAACCTCTCTGATATCCTTTGTCTTTTTTTGGTAGTCTCTATTACCTAAATATCTAAATTCAAGATAACCTTTTGGTGCTTTTGTGAAGTTGACCCCATAGTATTTGTCTTCCGGAATCTTGAACATTTTAGGATCTATAGTACTTAAATTCTCAACTACCGAAAATCTATTTCTAGGAACTACTCTTTTTATAGATTTGGCATATACGTTTTTATTTCTATTGCCAAACTTAGAATAAATCAAGCCCTCATCTAAACCTAATATAAATTTGAGTCTATCTAAATTCTCAATTTTATCTTTAACATCTTTTCTGAACTTATCGAAGCTGACAGAAAACTGGAAAGCACACCTATCATTAGTCCACCCATTTTCGTCAATCCAATTTAGGGTTTTGATTAAAATAGGCATAGCCTCATTATACGGGAGTGGTCCTGTGATGAATTCCATCATATTATTACCACCCGAATAATCAGGCTCCAATTTAAAAGTGTTAGAATCTACAGGTAATTTAGAATGATATTTTTCAGATACCTGTACTTTTTTATTAAGAAGTTTGGAAAGTGATTCTGCTACCTTGCCCTTCATCATGTTAGTATAGAACTCAAATTCGAATCCTATTATAGCAGATGAAAGGGCATGAAGCTTATCAAAATGATTTCTATTATCAGTCATTGAAGGTTCTAGCGTAAATTTTTCCGCTAGATGGTTCGACTTCATAAACTACTACTAGCAGATCATCCCCAGGTTTTAGATTTCGATCTCTCTTTCCAATTTTATCCTGAGGGACTAAAGCCATTAAACCTAAGTTAGATAGCTCTATTAAGATCCCATTTTTTCTTCTGTGTTTTATTCTTGCTTCGATTGGATCTTCAGATCCTTCTTTGATTTGATTTTCTAGATCCTGTATAATAACATTTCTTTCAAGGGGTTTCTCTAGAGTAAGTGTTAAACGATTATTGTCTTTTATCTCTTTGACATAAAATTCAATCTCATCGCCAGGATGTATAGTTGTCAATTCTGATTCTTCTAAGAATTCTGTTTTGTGGATTAAACCAGTGTAAACCTCTTCCCATTCAACGAAGACTCCGAATTCACTTGTACCTGTTACAAAACCTTTATATTTTTTGGTTAGATCCAATTCTTGGATCTTAGATTCCATAATCTTGTTAAGGTATTTTTTGTAAGAAACTATGAAAATGTCTTTGGCTTCGACATATCCTTCCATCATAACATGAAGCTGTTTTCCTATATAAGACTCAAAATCTGTTATTCTATTAGCAGCTGCAAGTGAACCTGGAAGGAAGCATTTTATACCAGATAAATCAACAATATATCCTCCTTTGTTGATACTTTCTATTTTAATCAAATAAGCGTTAGATTCCTTTTTGATTTGTTCAAAAAGTTCCAATCTTAAGCTGTGCATGTAATACTCTATCACCGAACCATAATAATTAGATCCAGAAAGTCTCACTCTAGCCTGTACAACATCTCCTATATTAAATGAAAGACCACTAATATCCAATTTTTCAGCGTCCTTCTTTTCTTTTTTCAAATCTATATAGATGCTTTGTCCTGTTGAGGTCTGAGCTAAAGCCTCATCCTCTCTCAAAACAACGATTTTACAAGGATAAACCATTCCTTCGATGAGGTCTTTTCCATGCTCGTCAATCTGCGTGTTTCCTGAAAAATAAGAATTAAATAAATCAAGAAGTCCTTGTGCATATGGTTCATGGCAGTACACCTTGAATCCACCAGGAACTCTTTTTAGTTTTCTGTTAGGTTTGTTCCCGTTCTGGATGTTCCAGTCAAAATCAATTAAGTTTGTTTCGTTTTCTCTCGAAAAGTGAGTCATATTTTTTGTGTTTAAGAAGTTAAGAATCTTACTATATATCCACCATTAAGTTCCTTATTTATGGAGAATTTTTTAAAATACTATAGAAACAAATCCAGTCATCGGCACTGGACCGTTTGATGTTGGTATTCCACCAAAATATATGAACTTCATTTCTGATAGTTGTTGTTGAAAAGAATAAGCTAAGGCATTAGCAACTAAAGACCCAGCTTTTACATCATTTAAATTCTTACCGTTATTGAAAGATCGTCTGATGTTATCCGAAAGATTTCTAGTAGATCCGTAATAAATGCCCAAATAAACTCCATTAGAGGGAGGAGTTATGGTACAAGGTGGTATAGGAGGTGAACTTGAAAATGGCTTATCTAAACAACTAGCCCAATATTTTATAACGCCATCTGCCATTATTTGATATGGATCCTCTTGATCTATATTCTCTATTGGTTTTTTTTCTTGTGCAGTTAAAAAATCTAGATACCTTCTTTTGAGATTTAGGTAAACTGCAGATTCCAAAGTGTAGTTAGATATTTTTTTATTTGAGACTTCAGAAAGAAGTCCTTTAATACTTGTGTAATCATTTTTACCAGAATCACTCTTGAGATAATTTGGATTTAGCAAGGAAGAACCAGTAAAACTTATATTTGTGAAATTTCCAGTTAAGAAATTTTGTATTTCTTTACTATAAATAATATTCGAAATGCTTAAAGCCTGATCAGAAGAAGTCTGAAAGGAATTAAGAGTGTCTCCACTATAAGATAAAGCTTTAGAGATTATACGAGTAAATAAATTTTTATCAGTGTTTGGATCGTATGTGAATCTTGTTATAAATTTACCGGTCACGTAAGTCGGAATTCTTTCAGGATCATTAACCCTGGTTTCTTGTAAAATTTTTCGACTCAGGTTTAAATCTTTGACATTTTTAAAATCATCAACGTTTATTTTTTTCTGAATTGATTCATTTCTGAGTGTTCTTTGTATTAATCTTCCCTGAAATTTTGTAGAAACCCTGTATATAGGTAATCCATTAGTTTGTTCGATTGACACAACCTTGCCTCTTACTATATCTCCTGCTCCATTAGATCTTTGAAATGTGTTTTCAACACCGTTAGAAAGCAGCGGATATACAGCTACCCCTTGAACATCATCTCCAACAGCAATTTCTTTTTGAGTGATTCCCTTTATCAATTCAATTATTTTATCGTATACCCGATTAGAAAGATCTGAAAGTTCATCATTCTGTAATTTTAGAGTGTATATCCATTGTAAATAATCAGAACTACCATCAAATCTATTAATTATTCTTTTCGCTATTTCTATAACCTGCTGATCCTGCGTTAATGGAAAATTCGGAAACTGCGTGAAAAAATAAGAATAAACAAAATCACCGATTGTTGTTGAATTGTCTTCAGTCCAAGCCAAAAAATCTAAATAGAACTGATCTTGGCTCGACTGTGCATCCTGTTCCTTTGGAGACTCATTCAATGATCTGTAATTAGGATCCTTCTTTTTTTCATCCAATGTTGGAGAAGTTTGGGTTTGAAGCTTTTTAAAAGCTTCGGTAAAGGAATTAATTAAGATTCTATCGTCACCTTTTTGATGCGTGTTTCCATAAGGGGTCTGAGCTTTATTAACTGTTGCCTCGATATACTGCTGTGCAAGATAGGTTGAAAAATCATTTACATTTTCACCAGCTGGATCGTAGCTACCATCAAAAGATTGATTGTCTAGCTTTGATGAAACATTAGAGACAAAAGAATTCCAATTTGCAGGCATATTATTTGGTTTTTGAAACTTGGCTTAGATGTTGAATATCTGTCATTGGAACAACAGGAACTCCAGACGGGCCAACACCAGTTGGATGTGTGTGGCTGTTGAAAAGACTGAGGAATGAGCTTCCCAAAATGATTTTTTCGATAGCTTCTTCTCCCAGCTCGATATTATCAGATTTAATAATTACTTTTTGCTTACCTCCGCTTTTCTCCATTCTTATCTCATCGTCATTCATTTTAATTTTCACACGAAGTTTTTCTTTGTCGGTTCCTGAATTTTGAGTGTCGAGTTGAATCGTAGCATCACCAAGCTGAAAAACAAGTCCATTCTTACGTGTATAGATCATTTTTAAGGTACCAGGTTGGGCTTCAGAATCATAAATTAAAGATTGAGTACCTTCATATGAATTTTCTTCCTTGAGTTCGGCCAAAAGATCATGGGCGATCTCTTTGACGTAGTGGTAGTTCATTTTGTAATAATTATCCTCTGCAAAATTAACAGCCACGATACTTCCTATTCTAGGAATTGAAATGTTTCCTCCTCCGAAATTTCCACCAAAAGACAAACCAGAGATTTGTTCGGCCCAAGGTAAATCTTCGGTCGGAATATCATCAAAGAAACCAAAAACATTAATTCTAGCGCGTCCCTGATAAAGAGGATCCCTATTATCTACTATTTTTCCGAGATAGGTTTTTTCACTTGACATAGTTATTCGAACTGATTTGGATCAGGATTATTTTGTCCTAAACTTATATTATATTTGTCAGAAGGCTTGAGATTTCCTAAATTTAGAGGTTTTTCAACAATAAAATCTCCAGTTGTTTGGGGATAAACTTTACCGATGTCTCCTTTACTTTGTCCAGTGAATGGTTTTTGAGGTTTATACACACTTCCAGGTTTGGTTGTAAAGGTATTTGATTCATCTCTAAGCTCTCCATTATAAGAAACTTTTGGTGCATCGACATAAACTTTTTGCGAAGAAATGTCGATAATAGGCGACGGAACGAAATCAGGATAAACCTGAGATTCACCCAGCTTTGGTGATGGCTGCGAATCAGGATAAACTTTCCCCTGTGGCTTATTATAATTTCTTTCAGGAGAACCTAAATCTGAACCAGGAACTTTAGAATAAACATCTCCACCTGGTTTACCGTATACTCTGTCAGGAACACCAAGATCATTACCCGGGACATTATTATAAGCATCTTCGGAAATTTCAGGATAGACACGGTCAGGAACTCCTAGATCTTTGCCTGGTACATTTGGATAAGCATCTCCTGAAGGTTTAACATAAACCCTATCAGGAACTCCTAAATCCTTTCCTGGTACGTCAGTATAAACATCGCCTGAAGGTTTAACATAAACTCTGTCAGGAACTCCTAAATCCTTTCCTGGTACGTCAGCATAAACATCACCTCCAGGAGCAGGATAAACCCTTCCCGGAACACCAAGATCTTTGCCTGGGACGTCAACATAAACATCACCGACTGGTTTTCCATAAACTCTGTCGGGAACACCAAGATCTCTTCCTGGTACTGTTACATAAGCATCACCACTAGGCTTCACGTAAGCTCTTTCTGGAGGACCACCTTGTCCTAATGTTTGTGGATTAGGTAAAGATGATGCTGTTGCATTACCTAACTGATTTAGAAAATTCTGGGCACTATTAAAAGATAATCTAGATAAAACTTGACCAGGATCAAAACTATATACGTTTCCTAAAGCTAATTTATCAGCACCGGCAAGAGCAGGTAAAACATAATTAGTTACACCTTCATTTATCAGATCATTCAATGAATTACTAATAAAATTGGTTAACAGCTCTTCTCCAATAGAAAGGAGGTCGTTGGTGTCTTGAGGATTTACTTGAACTGAAGATCTTGCAGCGTCCCAACTTTCTCCTAAAATCAAAGGCTTTCCATCCTGTCTGATATTTGGATATTGGCTTTTTTTTCTAACTTTACCAACTATTATTTTAAAACTTTGTCCTACCGGATTGGCGGAATCAGCTCCAACATTTATCGAGCTAGGTATTGGTGTACTATCGCTAAAATCAAATTCACAATTTCTGCACTCGTAGATTAGCATAGGTTTAATCCCACTCTGATCTTGTTGATTTGTGAATATAGAATAATCATTATCAGCACCTGAGTTATTAAAAACATTACCAACGAATGATGATAGACTTCCACCGCCACCAGAAGATGCCTGGCCAAACTCTTGGCCAAATTGATTGGCAACACTTGTTGCCGCTCCTAAATTACTTCCTGGATTATTTCCAGATCCTAGTAAATCTGCTAAATTATTAATGGTTGTTAGTGCAGCAGATGATCCAATAAGCCTAGATGTTTTGAAAAAATTTCTTATCTCTTGAACAAAGATAAACATAGTAAATCTCCTTAAATTTCTAGGTAACAATTCTCTCATGTTATCATAATCAAAAGTAGCCTGATTATAAAGATCTGCCAGTGCAGTCATTCTTAAATTTAAAGATTCAAGTGTATTAAAAGTGAGGACTTTGTCAGCTGTTCTCTGCGGATTGAAGCTTTCATCAGTTGAAGAAGGAAATCCAGGTCTTGTTACTTTTTCTAACTCATCCAACCCATCAATCGATTGGAAAAACCAAGGTGAATTTGTAACCAGATCGTTCAGAAGATTTCTGAACTGATATAACATATCAGATCTCTTACCACCTCTTGGGAATTTTTGCTCTCTTTCTCTTAGAAATCCTGCTGCTGAATAGTAAGCTATATTAGGTCCGGTCTTATATGAATACTGTGGTTGTGCAAAAGGATTAAGTGGAAAAAATTGTTGATCAACATAATTATCAACTTTAAATAATGGACTTGGTGCAAGTCCATCATCAGCTCTAACCGGCAAAACTCCGAAGTCAAAAACTACTTTGAATCCTAAATATGTTGGGTCCTCATATTTTCCTTGGTTTGAAAGTTTAAAGCCTTTTAGGAATAAACTTCGTTGTTGGTCTATAGCAAGCAATTTCTTATTGGTTATTTTTATTATTTATCCTAAAGGATTAAAATTTGTTATTTTTAACTGAGATTGGATAAGCCTTCGGAATCGATCCTGACGAATTGAGATACCAAGTTCTTTTAGCCAAAGTTAGATGCTGTTTCACCCCACCAGAACTGAAAGACCAGTCGACGCTCATGCTCATCACAACATAATTACCAGATAAAAATATATCTTTTGTTGGTTCAGATCCAGTGTTTGCTTCCGAATTGGCAATGTTACCTGCATTTTGCTTTCGTATCCCGTTGTCAAAAATATAGATTGCTACAGGTATAACCATTCCTCTGTAAATTCCAGGAAAATAATTATCAAGTTCAACCTCCAGAGTGAGTTTGGTACAGTCGTTCATATTTAAAAGGTTTTGAGATTTCGCATGTAGATAATTAGGATGAACCCCATCATTAGGTGAAACCTGTGAATTTAAAACTCCAAGCCATTCCCTTCTTCTTTCCTGTTTATATTCATTATCTCTCGCTCTTCCCTTTTGTAGAACTGCTCCTGTTCCAACATTTTCTGTTGTGAATGATTCTATATCATATTTAATAAGTTTTTGTGTTGGGTCTTCTTTCGCTAAATTTTCATCATAAAAAGAGATTTCAGTAATATATCCCATAGAGTTAACGTTATTACCAGCTCTAGATGTTAAAGTAAAACCATTTATGAAAAATGGAAGCTGGGAAGAACCAAAGAAATTTGTCAAAACCAATTTGGTTTGAATTGGATCAGCTGGATTAACACCAGGAAGTGCTGAATCCGGCTTAAGACCTTTGTTGGTGTAACCTGGTATGAACATAACCTCCTGTTGAGGATCTGTTTCGAATGAAAACTGATTGCCTAAATTTATGAAATTAAAATTATAATAAGGATCAATCCAGCAATCAAAAAAGCTTACCTGATCATCTTTAAAAGCTCTTATCGAAACCTCCTGTAAAAAATCAAAATAAGAGTAATTGGGACATATCCACGTCATAGTGTCCTGCAAAGATTTTTCATTCGATGCAAATCCTAAGTTAATTTCTTGAGCAGCTTGTAATAAAGTATCGAAAGAGCTAGTTACGGGGAAAGATTTTATTCTATGTGTATATAGTCCAGGAATTCGACATTCTGCGATAATGCTGAATCTCAAATTTATACCCAAGCCTTCAGGATCTGAACCACTATCTGAATATCTACTTGAAACATCACTATGAACATTTAATATGTTGAAATCCATCCTGATTGGTTTATAAATTTCACCAGGTGATCTCATATACAAAGATACCAGATCTCCGTCCTTCGGATAATTTGCTGTAATGAAAACGTTTTTTGCAGCTACAAAAGAAAATCTTGTAACTGGAAGAAATCCAGATAGATCCAAAGAAAATTTGGTCAAAAAATTAGTTACGGAATATCCGTTAATTGTTATATAAGGAACATTCAATCCAGTTACTTGAGCTGAAACCTCATTTGCATTTCTTAAATCTTCTTGATTCTGTGAACCATTGGCTCTGTCAACTTGAATTTGTTCATCGAGCTTAATTGTATTATTTGCAAGTACAGAAACTATAATAGAATCTCTTTCCATAGTTTAAAAAATTATGATGTAGGTGAATTAGTTCCTCCTCCACCTGCATTAGGTGCAAAAATTAAAAACCCATTTTCTCTTTGTATTGTAGCCTCACCTGGTTGAAGCATATTAGGAGGAAGTATCAAACCAGGTTTGTTCTTGACTTTTTCTTCCAGAAACTTTTTTCTTCCTTCGCTGACCTTAAACTTCTTCTGTTCTTGATTTTTCTTAAAACTATTAGAAGGATTTGTGTTAGTATTTGATGTTCCTGCTTGTTGTTTCAATTTCTTTTGTCTGAAGCTATCATCAATCGTTGTTGCCGTAGGAATAGCTAAAAGCTGTCCCTGGTCCAGAGAAAATGGATTACTGATCGAATTAAATTTCAAAAGGCTTCCCATTTTTCCTTGATCCGAAAGTTTTATTTGGGCGATTAAATCAGGTCTCATTTGTAAATATTCGGTCACGGTGAAAAGGGATTGGATTTTTACATTAACTCCTTCGTACGTAATTGACGGTTGCGTCAAATCCCAAACTCCATAATTTTGAGATGAATTTAGATTAGGACTGGGATTGAATACCTTCTTATTTTCTGATATGGTATCTATTAATAGTGACATGAATTTTTAATTATTTGGTCCTAGCTGATCTGGTATACTGTCCAGCTGTGAATTCCAGAATCCATCCTGTAAAGATCCTGGTGAGTCATAACTCAAAACGTTACCCGCAGTATCAGCAAATGAGCTGAAACTCTGCTGATTCGATGAAGTTTCTTGAGCAGAATGATATAATCTTCCATCTCCTCTATTGAAAATGCTTTCAATCTCGCCTCTTTCTCTATCTCTGGCATGTTGTAGAGTAAATGTTGCTTTTACTCCAGTTGGAAAATCATCAGGTCCTAAAGCTTCAGTGAAATCAATCTTCACATTACTGCAAATTAGATTTCCTATCATTGCAATCGGATTACAAGGGTTTCCTATAGTGAGATGCCATTCTCCAATTGGGGCTCCAGTCAAGAAGCTTAAAGGCATTTGGTAATTTTCAATAAAACTTGCAGTTTGTTGAAATTTGAAAAGTCTACTGACCTCATCACTAGCTAAAAATTGCTTAAAGAAATTTGAAGATTCGTTATCCGATTTACTACCGTCTTTTGCGATCTGGTCTATGGATTTTCTAAATTGTTGGGTTTCCGCTTGTCCTTGTGTACCGTTTCCTTCATCAGCAGATGATGATGCCTTTTCTACAATTTTGGTAATTTCATCGCCATATTTAGATAACCATCCTACAGGATTTCTATAATACAGCTCCAAGCCAGCATCCCCGCCTGGGAATCTTATTGCAGGTAAAGCTGAATGATATCTAGTATCAGGAGTTAGAAAAACACCATAGTTTGTTCCAATTGATAATATATTTCCCAAGATGTCAAGCATAGCAGCTTTGGTGTTAACTTCACCGACAGATGTTAATTCATAATCAAAAACAACTACTATATCCTTCCAATCGAAAGGTAATCCTATTCCTCTAACGTAAGTATTTTTAACAACATCAACAGAGGTCCAAATATACTCGCTCATTAGACCACCAGCTTCTCCTAAATTCTTTGCCTTATCCCTCAAAGATGCTACTCTTCTTGATTTAGTTAGGGTTTCACTAGGGTCAGTAGCAGCTATTGCTGCTTCTATAATTATTTCTCCAATATCATATACATTAGATGCTAAATCACTTATTTTACTTAATCCTTGCTTAATATCACCAACTAAACCATCTTGAAGGAAGCCTTTACTATAAGCTTCTTGTGTTTTTATGGCCTCTTGGGATTTAGACTCCCATTGGATTCCGGTAGAAAATGAAATAAGGTCATTTAGTGAATTACCACTATTACCACCAAACCATGTGACGGCTTGAGCAACAGGTCTCATTACTCCCTCTGTATAATATCCATCCGAATTTTTATCTAATTTCTTCGGGCTTGATAAATTATCTAAAACTGGACTAGGGAATCTGCGTAAAGTAATCATGTAATTATTAGGAATAGTTCCATAATATTTACAGTAAAGAAAATCTTTCCAGTAATATGGAGCAGAAAGTCCACCGATAACGTCACCTTCAAATCTTGAAAAAAGACCGCTTAAAATTCCAGTATCACTGGCTCTGGCTTGGAGTTTTACAGTTTCTGAAACTAGAAAGGAAGCTGTTGGATTTTTTGATTTTACTGATGATGTTTGTATATTATATTCACCATTTTCTGATCTATAATATGCGTCTATGAAGTTATTCTCGCTACTGCCTAGGGCATAAAAAAGAAATTGTCCATATTTACCAGGAATCCTTTTTCCAGCTTCGTAGAATAGGCTTCTCGCTGTTGGTCCTTTAGTAGGGTTGCTCGATCCGATGTTGCTATATTGGGAAACAATCCCATTAACCCTACCCTGTAATCTGGCTTCTTCCTGTAAACCTAGTGCTGCTTTATCGTACATTTATACTTCCACTTTTTAAAGTCTGTGGATGGTATATTCAATGTCTTCTGGAAACTCGTCTAAAAAATCTTCCAAATTTTTTATAAAATCTGGGGACATGCTCCTATAACATACAAGTATACTATCACACTTCGTACTATATATTCCTTGTATGATTTTGCTTTGAATGGAGTGATTTATGACAAATTCTGATTCAGGACTGAGATTTTGTATTTCGTAACCCATATCTCGAATTATTTTACTAATATCGATGATATAGTAGTTAGAATCTATATTTGTCCTTTTTTTAACCTCTTTTGGAGAATGTTTGGATATGTAAAAGTTCACAACGAATTTCTGACTCATGTAAATTTCTTAGTCATTTTCGTGTTCATCCCAATCTTTATTAAGGAAAAAAGACTGTAGATTATCATAGTTGTTTTCAAGGTTACGGTAGATGAAAAAATCGTTTTCCTTAGCATTATCACCATCTGGGACAGATTTTTTAACCTCTGAATTTTTCATTTCTTGCAAATTCAGACGGTGTCTTTCCTTTCCCTCTTCTAGACGGTCAATCGAACTTCTCTTCTTATCAATCTCTAAAAGTCCGAATTTTTTAAGCAATTTTCTTCTTTCTCTTCTGTTTTGCATAATAATTAAATTTCTGTGTTAAAACCTTTTGGACTGCTGAATACTGAGTCTTCTCTGTTATAAAGATCCATACCAACAACAAATTTAAAAAGCTTAAGAAATAGAGCAGGGATAAAGACATCTTTAGATTTAACAACATCATTCGCAGGTATGAATACAAATTTAGAGAGTTTCTCTTGTTCTGATCCATCGGTCGTAGCTTCTCCCTTTTCGATACCAGTGACATCAACTGCAAAACAAGGGTGTTCACAATCAACCATCTTCGTCGCAGTTACAGTACCAAGAAAAAACCATTTTGAATTATCATCAATTTCATATCCTGATTCCTCTTTTAACTCTCTTTTTGCAGTTGAGAGATAATCTGGATCTTCTTCATCGCTTGTTCCTGTAATTGGTGCGATTGAATATCCACCATCTCTGTAGGGATTTCTCTCTTTTAAAACACCTAACATTAACGGTAGACCCTGATCGTCTGAAATGTAAGGTAAAATTACTACAGGTTCAACTGTAGATTTTATTCCTGTAAAACCTTCTCTCTCTATAACATCGAAAGTTGGTGTAGAGTATAATACTTTATCCTGTGATTTATCCATTTGTTCCTCTTTTTTGATTCTTTTTTTGTCCCTCTGTTAGATTAGGCTGTTCAGAGTAATAAGTTTTTTTTATAGATTCTGCTAAAGAAGATTTTATGCTATCAATATCAACACCATCTAAAACGAAATCAATTATTTCTTTTTCCGCTTCATCAAAAGATCCAGATAACACACCGTAAAGATCGCGTGGAGGAAGATTAAGCTTTAGTTTAATCGATATTTCAACCATGTTTTTCTTCTGCTTCTTGAGCAGCTTATATATCGGAGATTCACTGTTAGCACTTTTAGAATCTTCATATTGGATGGAGGTTACAGCAAAACCTTGACTTGGAGTTTCTAAAGGCTTAACTGGAATCGGTTGAGGCTGAGCTGGTGGTGTTGGCAACATTAGCATAAATTCAGAAATTAAATCGACATTTATTCTTTTGCCACTTTGAAATTCTATAAACATCAAATCACCATTTAATATGACGTCTTTAAATTTTTCAGGCATTGTTGCATTTTCACCTTTTATCCATTCAAAATTGAAAGCCGAGTAAAAAACACGAGCTTCGTGTACATTTTTTTCAATAATCTCCATTTGTTTATTTTTTTTATCCAGCCAATTAGGCCACTTCAACCAAGAAAAATCAGACCAATTTCCCATAGTTTTATTTTTTATTTACATTCTTCTTTTTTGTTTCCACCTCAATGACGGGAAAAGAAGATAAATACATATTGAGTAAAGTTTTAAGATCTTTTTCGATTATCCAGCTGGATTTTCCTTTATCTTTTTTCCTTTTATCATATTTCCAAAATTCTATGATATTATCAAGGTCCTTGTCAGGATGTCTTATAAATTCAAGGACAGTAAAGCCATCCCGATTACTTAATTTGAGTGTTTGAGAATATTCGAGCACAAAATCTTCAGGTAATTCCATGAAAATTGTACTAGTTAGGTAAGTAAATTGTTTCGCTTTATTTTAAAAAGTAAGCGATATTGAATTTAATTCTTCTGGATTGACAAAATCAGATAACAGTTTTATTATGTTACGAAGTTCCTGATGGTCCTTATTTTCTTTCTTATTCTTTTCTAAAAAATAGTTATAAAGATCGGATTGATCTTCAGATGTTTCAGAGCCCAAACTTTTTTTAGCCAGATATCTTATGTATGGATTTTGATTTCTATATCCCAATAGAATATCACCGATTTCAACCTTATCCAAGCCATCCAAATTAAAAATCGTTTTAGGAGCAGAGTCTGTTTTTTTAATAGTTAAAACTGGTTTTGAGTGATCTTTGGTTTTGAATATTTTGAAAACTGACATAAGATCATCTGGATTTTTCTTGAATATTTCTACAATTCTTCCATCTTCTAATTCTGCATTCCACAAATCATCCGAAATTTTATTGAATTTTTTTATCGGGTTTGTTACATCGAAGATATCTAACATTATTTCAACATCATCTTTTGCATTTTGAACATCCCTATCGGGTCCTGAATTTCTATCGGATTCTATAGAATCTCCATAATCCTCTATGAAATCTTCAATCATATCTAAATTTTGAGATTTAGAAATCCATGAACCATAGGGAAGAAAATTAATGTATTTTTTATTTGGATCTTCGTCTACAATTTCTAAAGATTCTTTAGGTATTAAGATTTCTTCAGATTTTTTACCACGTCCATCAATAAAAAATAATGACACATTATTAGAGTCAACCGAAATGAAAATTCCATTAGGATCAGAATTTTCTTTCTCTGCATCAATTTCGGAAACCTCAATTCTATACATTCCATCAGAATTCAGATTAACTCCAGGTATAGAATAAGAATTGGATTCAGATAGATTATTCAGAAAAGCTGAAAAACAAAGTACTTTATTATTAAGAATGTACATCGGTTCCAAATTTTACTTCTATCTTCCACTTAGTTGGCTCTGGACTGCCATTCATATTTATTTCTAGATTTGAAGGATATGTTGGTATCATGTAGTCCAAAGGATTTGCCACTAATTGGTCGTAATCAATGGTCTTTCCAGGGACTAGGTCAAAGTCAAATTCTTTCGGTGAATTTGGATAGTCATCTATCTTGATTTCTAATTCAACTGAATTTATTCGAAATTGGAGTCCTTCGATTCCTGATTTTCTAACTTCAATGTCGACCGAATATTCAAGAAAAGCTTTTACGTCGTAAATGTCATCCCATTCTTTTGGTCTATTGAAAAGATCAATATCAACATATTTCATTTCCTGGCCGAAAGTAAAATCTCCACCTACTCTATTCTTTTTTTGAGAAAACTGGTTATAATCGTATATTCTGCTCATACAGAAAATTTTTTCTTTTATATATCTTTATTTTGGATGATATTATACCGTATAATTACTAATCAGAAGTATACTATTAATTGCTGGTTAAATATATATAGTCGAAACAAATTAATGTTTTAAATATGAGAAATAAACTCAGCCCTATTTGGTTTATAGAGGAGCCCAGAGACCAAGAATACAAGGAATACGTTTTGCTAGATTATCTCAAAAAACTTAGCAAAAATCTCGACACCAAGACATGCTACACTGTCATCAAAGAAATTTCACAAATTGTAAGGTTTCTCAATTCTTTCAAAAATCAGAGAAAATTGGATGCCTCTCTGATAAAAAATATTTCCAATGAGGAAAAAACTATTATAGAAAAATTCAACTATGATGAATTGCAAGAGGATGAGAAGATGCAAATTATGGAAATAGTTGAGGAATCCCTTCAAACTCTATATGAATACTCGGAGATTTGTCTAGATATAATGAAAGAAGAAGAATCCAAGATTAAAATTTTCAGAATTCAATCAAAATTCACAGATCCGAATGCTAAGGATAATTCGGGGATAGTGATAATTAGAAATATGATTACTGATAAACTGTCAAATTTTTTTTTCAAATTGAACGTCAAGATGGAGACACCGGATGGTCAAAAAGAAATTTCAATTATGAAAAAAATTCATTTGAAAAATACTTTCTTCTCTCTTAATTACGAGTACATTTATCACGAGATTCTAGAGGAAATCCAGCCACGAGAAGTTAAATATTCCCCTAATTTTTATGTTGTAGAAATATACGAGAACTTCAACGAGGATTCAGAAATCTACAAAGTTGCAAAAGATAAATTCATCGAACAAATTTGTCAATAAAAAAGCCAATCAAATATTTGATTGGCTTTTTGTTTATGTAGTTTTTTTTAGAAATCGGATAACCTTTTTAAAACATTAGAAATTTCTTCAGATTCGCTTGTATTAGATACGAAACTGGTTCCGACAGCAGAAGCATCTGACATACCACTTGAATCACCAATTTTAATTCTAACACCAGGTACATCCACTTTGGATTGTCCTGCGAATACAGAATCAGCATATCCTGCATAATCGTAGGCAGGTTCTCTTTTTATATCATGCAATCCCGATTTCTCCAATCCTCCTTCTGATTGATTAGCCGGTGAAAGAGGCTTATAGTTATTATCATGAACCTTTTTGCGAAAGTTATCGAAATCTAAGATTTCTCTCTGTGAAACGTTGTTAATATTCATATTTAAAATGTTTTTTTAGATTCTTTGTCACCTAGTAAAGAATGCCAGAAATCAGAAGCATAGTCACCAATTCCTTTAGAATCTTTAGCTGGCTCCATTTCTACTTTTTTACCATATAGTGTAGAGATTCTTTGTTTAACACTGTCAGAAATTTTTGCCTTATCCCTATCAGGTAAACCGCTTATTACATCTCTAGCTACAGATCCCTTTGCTTCTTTACCACCAAATGCTTCAACGAACATGTTCTTAAGTGTCTCCTTTCCTTTGTCTGTCTGGAAGCTATTGACAAGAGTACTATATAACCAACCTCTCGGATCCAATCCTAAAGAATCTGCTAAAGTATCTAAACCTTTTCTTTGAATAAATTCTCCAATTGCCTGGACCATGAATGGAGCTAGATATTCAACATTAGCTTTTTCACCCATAATTATTTCTGGATAATCTTTTACTGGTATTGCATCAACAACTTCCTGAACAAGACCTGAAAAAATTGAATTATCTCTAATCCCAAATTTTTCCATTATTGAAGCTGCAATTTTTTCTTTAATGGTTTTACGTAAACCTTCGCCTCCTAAATTTAAAGCTCCAGAGATTAGATTTCCCCAGCTAAAGTCTTCATTGAGTTTTTCGTTATTGTTGAATGATTTTAAATCCTTTATAATTCTAGGCATTTGAAAATTTTTCTTTTATATATCCACAAACCTGTACATATCCTGAAATGGATTGCTATCACGAGAGAAAAAGATCTACAATTTTCTGTCTATATTTAATTTTATCCTCTTTTATCTCTGGATTCTTAAGTGCCTCCTTTTTACGATTCACTATAGAATCTGGAAGAAGAGGTCCAAATGTATCTTTGAGTATTTTCTTATCGGTTCTCCATTCGATAGGTAAGTGAAGTGCAAATCTCACAATGTCTAGATTTAAAAAAGGATTTCTAAGCTCGAGTGTGTGAGCCATTGACATCTTATCCAGTCTTGGTAGATGATAGAATGTTAATTCTTCGAAAACATCAGACTTCTGTGAATCATATTCATGGATTCTCGAATAGCCTCCGAATAATTCATCAGATCCATCCCCACTTAAAACTATTCTGTAACCGGTTTTTCTTTTGACCGCTTCGAACAAGTGATATTGGGGAATGACTGAGCCTAAATCCACTGGTGTTTCATTCCATAGCTTGTATATAGCAGCATTTTTACTAGAATCCATATCATACTCTAGAAAATTAATTTGCGTGTCTAAATGAGCTCCTAAATCGGTGACAAATGGGGTTTCTCCGTTCTCAATCGAAAACCATGTAACCTGAGCTTCCATTTCTTTAAGGATTGCAGCAATTATCGATGAATCCAATCCTCCAGAAACTAGAAGAGATATTGGGTAATTCTTTGAAACTAATCTATTTTTAACACTTTCAAACATTTTATCCCAGAGCCACTCCAGATGTTCTTCGTATGATGCTCCATCCAATTCTCTAATCGGTGATTCCCAGGTTCTATAATAAGGACCGTAGGTTTTCATAAACTGTGGGGATGCTATATTATAGAAATGAAATGTGTTGGGTAAAATCCTTTTAATACTTTTATAAGGAGTTCTATTGTCTTTATTATATCCCCATTTCCTAACCGAGCTTATGTAAATTTCATCAATCTCATCAATCGGTCCTCTTAATCCTTTAATTTCTGAACATATTTCACCAAGATCGTTGTAATATAAGCACTTTTTTCCCAACGGATCAGTGAAAGCTAAAATGTCACCGCTTTTAGAATCATAAAAAACAATGGCCCAAAATCCATCCCACGTTTGTATATGAGATTGATACATTGCGGTAAAAAATTCAACATTAAGTCCTTTAAGACTTCCGAACAGTTGACAAAGATATTCGGTATCTGAGGAAAATCTGTTTTTATCATAGTTAAATATTTCGCCATTAAACATCATATAGATACCAGGGCTGAGTTCTTTAGGCTGAGCCCATTCATCTCCATCCGATGTTTGTATAGGTAATCTATGATGACATAGCGTTATTTGATCTACTTCAAGTTCACACCTTTCAATACCTCTATGTTTTATAGAATCTAATACGCTCGCATTTTTCTGAGCTTTACTTGTTAATAATATTCCACACATTTTATTACTCCTTTTTGTTAAATTGGTTCACAAACAATACTATCAAACAGATCATCGAACGATTTTAGAGTGTCCTGATCATAATTATTAGTGAAACGTAAAATTTTACAGATTTGATGTTCTTCGAATTCAGATATGACTTTCTCGTAGGATTCAAGTTCTCTGCTATCGCCATCTATTCTATCCCAATCATCTTTATTCCTTTCGCTTTTATTGGGATTATCACCCGTTATAAAAATGATAGTTGCACCACTCATAATATTAAAATTCTTTAGCATTTTCACCTGATCCACCATTTCCTGCTCTGATATTCTATTTTCCATTAAGCCCCAAGCTAAAACAGTAAGCATACCTCTGTCGTGTATTAAGCACTTGTTGAATTGGACATCTTTGAAAAGTTGAAGAATCATAAGCTCTTTACCCATCGAGAAAGCATGAGCTTCTTTGCTGTTTTGGCTTTCAAGACCTAATCTTTTAAAATAATCGGCAAATTGAAATTGGAATCTTTCAATAGATTTTTTCTTTGCAATATGGTTAGATAAGAATGTTTTACCGCTGTTTCGAGGACCTTCAAAAACGTATATCATATTTTTTATATCTAAATGAATAATATTGTTTCAGAACGCAAATGTAAAACAAAAATTCTAAAATTTTCATCAATAAAAAAGGGATGAGTAATCATCCCTTTAGGTTTATTTGTTAATATTCACACATTTATTAGGTGCTTTTTGAGGAATCTGATCGAATGTTCTAGCATTCATTCTTTTTAAATGTGATTCTATACTTGGATAAATATCTGCCGCTATATAGTAGCAGGTATCTGCCAAAAGGCCCTTTATTCCTCTGGCTTCACCGTCTTGTTTCTTCATATTAGCCAAAATGTTCATACCAGGTAAAGTGTCAGACATTTGTTTTTTCCTTTTGTTTGCAGTGTTCTTTTTAGTGATCTCTGAAAAACTACCAACGATAATTCTAGATGATTCATAACCTAATAATTTACCGGTGTCAGAATCGTCTAATAGATTCACACCTAAAATCTGGTCCTTTACAATTCTATTTGCAGTAGATTCACCAATTATGTTATCATCAATCCATTTAACACAGCTTATAAACTTTTCACCGTTGAACGTAACACAATTACCAATCATGATCAGAAAATTATTGAGTGCAACAAATTCCTCCTTGCCTAGATCTGGTGATTTTTCAGATTTTTGTAGAATAATATTAAATGCCTTTGAAATATCGCCCTTTAATGTATCATAATCAACAAAAGGTATTTCCTTGTGACGGATTGATCCTTCCATCATCTCATAGGGACCAGATAGATCCAGAGAATCATTATCAGAGTTTAATTTCTGTAAGCTTTTAATACCATCATATCTAAAGCTAGGTCTCACCATTCCAAATGTTGTCCACCCTTTGAGGTAGTTGGTCAAGAAATCTACGGCATCCTCATCAGAAAGATTTTCTATTTTTCTAAACGATGTCCACTTTGGCCAATTGCAGGCATTCTTCAAAGAGGTCGATGCTAAATTTATATCATAAATTCCACCATCAGTGAAAAAATATCCAAAATCTTTAGGGTCTTCAGAAGAAACTTTTTCTAAAGCAGAATTCCAGTCTTTTATAAATTGTGTGGTGTATGATGATTTTAACATACCGTCAGTCTTAGTGAAATTTTCGCCCTCGACTTTAATGCTATAAATTTCTCTAAGTTTTTTGGCTAACTTATCAACTCCTCCAGAAGATCCTGGTTTATGACTGACATCTTCACCTTTGGCTCTATCAACAGATACTGATTTTATTTCTTCGAATTTTTTACCTAACTCTGATTCAAATTCAGATTGATTTATTTGAATCTTTCCTTCGAATATTTTTTCAGTGTAAAGATAGTTGTAATTTTCATTGGTTTTTGATTTAATTACTTCTAATGCCAATTGGATTTTTTTCTTATTCTCAGCAGAAACCCAATCCGAAGAAATTATATCACCTAAAAGGGTTCTGTCTAATTCACCATTCTGATTTTTATTTCCGGTGATTTTCTGAAGCGTTGCCACTATAGAAGTTGTTGCTGGTCCATATTTTCCGTTTGGACCACCTTTTGATTTCAGGAGTTTTCCTGCAGATGGTATTCCATCAACAAATGCTTTTTGAATAGCAAAAATCAATTCACTGTTTTTTATCTTCTTATCAGAATCGGTGTCTCCTCTTTTAAGAGGAAAAAGGGTTTTAGCAATTTCAGTCTCTTTGATCTCATTCTCATCTTTGATGTCCTTTACTGCAATCGAGTATTGGGTTTTAGCTCTAGTTAAGAACTCCAAGGCTTGACTTACAAGATTTGTTACATCTGAATATGTGGTGTATATTTCCTCATCAGCCTCCAATTTCTGAAGAGCTCTGTTTGTAGTTTTAATCAGAGCATCATTAAACTCTGTTTGGTATTTAGAAACTTGTTTTTCTAGTTCTTCTAGAAGTTTTCTATTTTTTTCACCTCCCTCATTTACGTCTAAAGCTTTTCTTTTTTCATCAAGTTCGATGAAAACGCTTTTCCAGTCTTTGCCGTATCCGTTCTTCTGTCCTTTACCCTCTGATGAAGTTTTAAGATTAGTAAGTAATTTTTTCAAATCCTTTAATCTATCTTTATATCCAGTAAAAATCGACTCGTTGATATGATCATCGAAGAAATATAGATCCAAATTTTCATTGGCTTTTTTCTCCTCTTCTTTTGCCTGTTTTGCTATATTATCTATAGAATTCATGAGTTTTTCAGCAGCAAGTTTAAACTGCTTTATCGCAACTTCATCCTTTGCTTTAGAGATCTCTGAGGTTCTATTTAATGCTTCAGCAAATTTCTTGAGAGAATCTAAATATAATTTTTTTGCTTCGTAAAACTTAGAGTTTCCCAAGTCGTTATCGTCAGAATAATCAAGAAGCTTTGATGTCATCTCTTTGATGGTTTTAGAGTTAGTGACATCTGATAGTTTAACCCTAATAACATCTGGGTTTCTATCTCTTTTTGGAGCTAAATCGAATGTTACTATTTTGAAACAGTTAAGAGCATTATCTGCTATTTTAACCAATAGATCATCAACGTTTTCATTCTCGAATATCTTATCAGTATATTCATTGAAAAAAATTCTTGCTACCGGGTTATGGATGTATGGATTTTTATTCATGATTAGTATATATTTTCGCTTTTTCCGCTTGCTTTAATTTCAGTAGCTAGATTCTTCATAAGAGCTGATATCTCTGAATATAGAGCAGATTGTTTTATAATGCTGTTTACTTCAGAGTTCATGTCTCCTGGTTTTTTCTCTTTTTTTGCTACTGTAATAGCATCAAATTTCTCAGAGATTTGAGTTTTAAGTTTTTGTATTGTTGTTAAAGGGGTTTCTGCCTCTTGCAACTTAAAGTCTTTAAAGTTAAGCATATTTTCTAGTCAAAGTGATTTTTGATCTTAGGTCTCTTATTTCACCCATATATTTAGCTCTGATATCTTTTGCCTTATCTTCCGCTATATCTCTTGCTTTTGTCTTATCAGATGCTTTAGTAACGAATTTATTAAGAGCATCTTTTTCTAGATCCATTGCAACATATCTTTCATTTCTTTCTTTTATCAAATAAGACAATAGGCTTTTAGCTTCTTTTCTATCCAGGTCTTTTATTTCCTTTGAAAATTCAGAAATAGGAAGATTCGCGAGATAAGAGAAAGATGTTTTAAATTTAATTTCGGGTTCAGAAGAGTCAATATCGAAATCATCATATTTTGATGATTTTGACCTGACTTGAATTTCTCTCGTCATTAGATTACCATATTTCTCCCTGAATTCTTCGTCCTTCTGCTTAGATTTCAAAAGAGCATCTTTGTATTTACCGTATAGATTACCAGATAGAGAAGAATCTGCCAATTTTTTGGCCTTTTCATACATGTCTTGGGTAATCTCTACATCAATTTTACTTTTGAGTCTTTCCCAATAAATTCGTAATCTTCTATTTTCAGAGATTATCTTTTTAACCTTAGCAAAAATATCATCTGTTTTTTTCGCATGAGCTTTTTCCTGAGCAGTGAGCAGCTGATTGTTTCTCTGAACGAGTCTATCAATTTTTTTAATTTCAGCTGGATCTGCTTTCGTTTGAGATCTTTCCAGTTCAAGCTTATCAATTTCTTCCTGTATAGATTCCCATTCGTCAACATAATCCATCTCAGCAGATCTATATTCTTCTCCCAATGAATCTAATTTAGATACATCACCACCGAAAGCTCCACTTAAAAAATTCTTGAGTTTATCAAAAATATTAGCCTCATTTAGGCTTTCCCAGTCTTTAAAATTCAAAGTCATATTATTTGTTCAATTTTTCTTTTGCCTGCTTCAGTTTTTCATGGCTTATTGTTCCTTCAGGACCAACGAAAACAGAAGAAATAGCTTTTTTCAATCCAGATTTAAGATCGCCACCTTCTGAAATCCCCTGATTAATCATATTCGTTAACTTAGTGAACTCATGCTCTTTAGATAATTTCTTTGTTATCTCGCTTTCTGTTTTGCCAAGATCTCTTAGGATTTTTAATAGATTTGTTTGTGAATCTATTGAAGTTGCCATCGAAAGAAGTTTAATCTTTCTGGTGTCCAGATATGATTTTGAGATTTTCTTTCCAGATTTCAAATGCTTTTCTATTCTATTTAGCATTCTTTCCATATCTGCTTTTAGATCAACTATACTGTTTTCTAGCTGTCTTTTTCTTTCGATAATATCCTTTCCTCTTCTGCTTGATATTTTTTTCTTCTCTTTTTCTGGATCAATTAGAATTTTTTGTTCCTGCTTAACATCTTTATCTTTTCTGTCCTTTTCTGCAGATTCTTTATTTTCAACTTCAGATTTAAGAGATTTTGCTTTTTCTTCAGCTTCTTCCTTGGCTTTTCTGATGTCTTCTTCATATCTTTTAATCTGCTTGTCATCAGATCTTTCTTTAGCCAGTTTATATTTAAGTTCGGCCAATCCTATTTCATCTTCAGATTTTCCTGCTTCATAATATTTTCTCTTTCTAGAATCGCCATCTATGATATCTCTTATCACCTCTAAAGCTTTTTTCATTTTAAGTTTTGAAGCCTTTTCGTAATTTTCAAACTCCTTGATCTTATTATCTCGATCTTTTCTGAGAGCAAGAGATTTCTGTTTATCAACACCCATTCCTAATGAATCTATTTGTGATTCTATCTCAGAAACGGAGTCCTCGTATTCATATCTTTTTTCTATAAGATCGATCTCAAGATCAACTAAAACTTTTCTAGCATGGTCCAAAACGCTAAGCTTTGAAAATTTGCCAAGAAAAAATTTAGAAAGTTTATTCTTAATTGAATCTAAAATTTGTCCCTCGTTCAGTGTATGCAGAGGGTTTGCAGTTTCAAGTTCATTCAGAATATTCATTTCTTCGGCTGAGGCTGATTCTAAAAGCGAATCATAATTACTAAAATCTTTAAATGAAGGTAAATTTTTCATTGGAACAGTTCATTTTTATTATCTATATATCCCTAAATAGAAACTTTATTCTACATAAACTTAAATTGTTAGGGTTCAAACATAAAAAAGTCCTAGGTTTCCCTAGGACTTTTATTATTATGTTATTATAAGATTAAGCTAATCCACCAGCTGGTACGTTAACAAAGAATGTTAAGTACATAGACTCTGGTAAGAAACCAGCTTCTACTAAAGCATATCTAGATTTTACTGCGATCTTAGGTGACATTGTACCTTCAGAGATAGTCTGAATAGATTCAGCCATCATATAAGGCATGAATTTAATTCCAGGCTCATCATCACCACCTTTTCTACCAACACAAACTCTAGTATCATTATAGTTCATATTTTGATCAACATATACAGTCATACCAGCAAGTGAACCTACAGGGTATAAAGTACCATTGTTTTGAGTTAAAGTATTAGAGAATGGAGCGAAAGTGAACTGAGAGATATCTTGAAGTGCACTTGCTACTGCAGCGTTAGTAACGATGAAGTTAGCAGGACCTCTTCTACCTCTGTTAGCTACCACGTTAGCAGCTGCAAGGATTCTTGAGAATAATCTTCTTTGTAAAGTTGATAAGTTCTCATATCCACCTGATGCAGGACCTGCAGGGATAGTCATAGATCTTGTAGCATCTTCTTTATTTACGTAAGCTAAAGTTGTACCAGAACCACCACCAATAATTAGGTTTAAGTTAAGGTTTTGGTTTTCTACGTTATTGAATTGTACGTGGTTAGACCAACCTAAAGCAAATGTTCTAGCAAGAATGTGCTTGTTAATTGCTTGAGAAACCTCGTTAACTAATGCGTTCTCGATCATTGAGATAACATCAATACCGAATTGCTTGTTTAAATCTTGGATTTGCTCAGTTGTAACTGATGCAGCAACTTGGAAAGTTTCAGCTTCTACGAACTTAGTGAAAGTCGAAAGACCCATTGAGTTGTAGTAGGTAGATTCAGCTACTCCTCTTAACATAGGGTTGTAAGTCCTAGTACCATCTACGTAAGGACCTTGCCATTGTTGGTCGTTGTTGAAACCAGCACCAGAGAATCCTTGGATGTGATCTTCTAAAGCTTTAACTAACTGTGCAGAATAGTTAACAGTAGAAGCACCAGTATAGAAACCAGAACCACCACTTCCAGTAACTACTTGTGCAGGAGTACCGTTAATATAAGAAGCAACGTTAAAACTTGCAGCGATACCCGTGATTTCGAAGATAGGGAATCCGTCAATTCTTGATAAACCTACGAATTCTAAAAGTAAAGTGTTACCAATAGAAGCAGTAGCACCAACAGAGAAAGTTCCAGCAGTAGCACCAGTAACACCTGTTCCAGATGCTGATTGGTAAACTGGGAATTTAATCATTGAAGGAGCAGAAGCTAACTGATCAGCAGCTGAGCTTGCAGAAGCAGCTCCAATTTTACCACCTGCGTATACATAATCTAAGTAAGATAAGATACCAGTTGGACCAGACATAGGGATAACAGGAACGATATCAAAACCGATAGTCTTCGCAGCTACTTGAATAGCTAATGGAAGAAGTGAAGGGAATTTATCGCCTGAACCTTGCCAAGTGTTGTTATAGAAACCAGCGTTAGCACCACTTGAATATGCACCTCCAGGATAAGAAGCTCCAGGGAATGCAGGTGGCGCTACAGTACCCATACCGTTAACAACTCCTAAAGAGTTATATGCACCGGCAGATTCGTTTAATGAGTGATAGTGACAATATTTAGTCAACCATCCTTTTTTGCTTTCATCTGTGATACCAGCTTTGCTCTCGATAATCGGAGACCAGGTTTCATAGATTTCATTTTCGTTAATCAATTTCATGATTTGTGATTATTTTTTTTATTTTTTATCGTCTTTGGAACTTTTGCTCTAACGTACTAGCTATATAGTTCATATAATCTGAACCATAAGCTTGTGTTTTTGTAGTTTGAGCAACGTTTTCGTTCTCGTCGAGTTTCTGTACTCCAACAGATTTAGAACCTAATTGACGTGTTTGCCAGAAATTTTTGATCTGGTAAGGTGTATCTAATCTGTAGAAGTTTGATTGAGCAATGATTGATTGCTTTTGTCCTTCATTTAAAGATTCCCAAACTGGAGCATAATCTTCAGGCATCTCATCGATAAATTTGAGTCCTGTTTTGTTGATGTTTTCGTTCTCGTTAAGAACTTCTTCTGCCTTTTGTGTTTTGGCTGGTGCTACGGTTTTCATAGCCTCGGTGATATTAGACTCGGTTTTTTGGGTTTTAACCGATTCAATGAGTGAATCAATCCTTGATGTTAGATCTTCATAATTTCCAGCGAAGCCAGATTCATTTAGACCTGCAACTGCAGATGTATTCACACTTTCTCTTAATACTGTACTAGGATCAGCTGGCAATTTATTAGAAACTGATTCAGCTATATATTCACTATAAGAAATAGATTTATTAAGCTTTTCTGAAAGATTTTCAGTGAAATCAACTCCTTTGTTGATATTTTCAGCTAGATACTCTGAATACTGAATTCCTTTATTAACATTTTCAGCAAGATATTCTGAATATTCGATACCATCGTTTAACTTTTCAGCTACATATTCAGTGTAAGCAATACCTTTATCGAGATTTTCTGCTAGATATTCAGAATAGTTAATTGAGTGATCTACATTTTCTGCTAAGTATTCAGAATACTGTATATTTTGATCTAACTTTTCAGCTAAATATTTAGAATATTCGATGTTCTTATCAACGCTTTCTGCAACATATTCTGAATATGTAATAGACTTGTCAACATTTTCAGCTAAATATTTAGAATATGAAATATTCTTATCTAAATTTTCAGCTAGATATTTACTGTAGTTGATAGAATTATCTAAGTTTTCTGCTAAGTACTCACCATACTTAACAGCATTCTCTAAATTCTCTGCTAAATACTCTGAATATTTTTCCAACTTAGCAACTCTTTCTTCGAGCGCTTGATTTGATCTGTTAGCTTCCTCTGATTCAGTCAAAGATGCTTTTTGTTCCTTTACTTCTGAGATGGCTGATTTCAAAGAGTCCATTTCCTTTTTAAGGAAAATTGAATACTTATTTAGTTCCTCTGCAGTAACAAATTCATTATTCTCCATAATGGCTGTTTTATTTTTATTATCTGATTTATTTACGATTTTTTGAAATTCTAGATCGTTTTCGACTTTATATATCTTTAACGTCGATTCATTTTCGATACCTAATGATTCATTTAGACACTCTAGACCGTTTAAAATGCTATTTTTTTTCATTTCTTCGATCTGGATAGTTGTAAACCCTTGACTTTCATACACTCTTTCAAGTTGTGCATCCTTAAAACCTGGATCTGCTACTAAATCATAAGTAAAGATTTTTTTAATTTGAACCTTTTTATCAGGTCCAACCGATCCAGCTGCTCTAGATGAAATTGAAAGTGGAACACCTGCATCTACTAGGCTCTTTGCTATTTTTCCTGCTGGTGTGTCGAGCAATCTTACTTTTATCTTTAGTAATCTATCACCTCTATCAAAATCAAGATGGGTTATGATGTGTGAGATGTTCTTTAAAGACACATCAAACTTCTCAGGATGATCTAACTCACCAACCAATCTGTTTTGTGAGATTTTTTCTTTAAGGTATTCTAAGTGTGGGAGATATTCTTTTTCTTCGTAGATTCTATTGTTATTGTTTTCTTGTCCGAAAACAGCAGCAATACCTTCTAAGACATAATCATCAGAATCAGATCTCTTTGCTTCTAGAATAGAATTTTGTTTTTCTAAAATGAAAACATAATCTTCATTAATTGATTGTAGTTGTGGCAATGGCATTTTTTACTACTTTTTGTTATTTCTTATATATCGAATCAATTTTTAATTTTTTTCGATTATTCATATTTAATTCTGTCTCTTGTTTCCTCAACAAATTTCTTAGCTATCTCAAACGATTCACCATCAATAACTCTATACTTCTTACTCTTCTCTCCGAATGGTGCATATTTATTCTTCAACTTAACCTCTATAACATCTCCTCTCTTATCGTAGAATTCTTTTGCAAAGGTTATTGTCTTCCACTTATCTACGCCCAATATCTCTTTCTGTCTAGGAGTTAAAAACTTATCGAATAAATTAAGTCCTCCTGAGAAATTTGCGTCTCTGATTGTTGTAGATCTTTCTTTCTGTTTAATTGAAATATCATCTGGGTTTGCAATGATGTAATAGTCATCAGGTAACTTTTTACCTTTCTCTTCCTTTTCTGCTCCTTGCTGCTTGGTCTCTCCTTCTTCAGACTTTGGTTTTTCTTCATCCTTTTTAACTTCCTTTCCCTCTGATCGATAAGTATAAATACCTTTGATAGTGTCTTCTAAAACTTCTGAAGTATTAACTTCTACATCAATCTTTTCACCATCTGCATCATTCCAATCTTCTGAATCGATTACAAAAATTTTGAAGTCACCGGTTTCGTATTTACCTCTAAACTCAGGATTTGCATACTCTCGTTCAGTTACTTTATAGATTGCAACTTTAGCAGGTCCTCTTTTTTGGGAAGGTTTTAGATCGTAATTTTGATCTGCTTCTGTTGAAGCCTCGTCATCCTCGTTTATGATTGCATTGGAAACGAAACTTTCAAAATCTAAAAGATTGTCAGATTCTAGAATATTTCTATTCCAATCAAGGTCGGATTCTAGACTTTCATTTTTTTCACTTGTAAAAGAACCCAACATGAATTTATTTAGATCAGTATCAGATAATTTTGAAAGAGAATCATCATCCATCAAATCACCAGAAACATTTATAATTTCTCCATCCGAATCATCAAAGTGGAAATCATATTTCTTAGGAGCTTCAGGATCTGCATAGAAGAGTTTATCAGAAGAGGATTCGTAAGTTGTAAAGGCTTCATTCCAATCACAGACCCCTTTGAAATTAAAAATACTGGCTATCTTATCTAATCCATCTATTGGTAAAATTTCGAAATCGAGATCATCATTATCTATTAGTCCAGTTTCTACTGTTTCAGAGCTATTGAAAGAAATAAGGGTCAATTCATGTTCAGCTATTTGCTTACCCAATTCTTTAGAATTTATCTGTGTGATTATAAAAATTGATTTTCCATTTATATCTGAAACCTTCACTAATTCCATTGTGGTCCTAGTGTCATTATTAGCAAGAAAGTTTACAACAGTACCCCAGGTTCCACCTGCTTCTTGAGACCAGCAAATAGTAATTGGAACACCAACAGGAATCGATTTTGGATTGAATTTATCTTTAGCAAAATCTTCAACTTCACCAAATCTTGGAGCTTGTTTACCACTGAACCAATTCCATGTCGATCCAACAACATCTATAGCGGCTAAGGTCCAGCCAACAAATGGAATCCAATCTACAGCAGCTTTAGAACCTATCTTAGAAAGTCCTCTGCTAGTTCCTTTGGCGAATGCTTTTAATGCGGTGGTAGCTCCAGCTTTACCTTTACTAACAGCTTTATAACTTCCACTGACGCCTCTGCTCAAAGCCTGACCAACACCTTTCCAAACCTCCGCTGTTTTTTTAATCCCTCTCAAAGGATTTACCCTTTTATTTATAAACCCTTTAGCTGAGTTTTTAGTGTTACCCAGCCAAGTTAAAAGTTTAGATGGAGGAGTGGGGGTTGTGCTTTGAGGTCTCAATCCTCTTAGAATTTTACGAGCTCTCATTGCAGTAAAAGCTGATCCAGCGCCTACGATCATATAATAAATTCCTAGTCCAACACCAGATACAGCGGCTACCTTAAAAGTTGTGTCAGCGACTCTCTTCATTAGTCCATCGTTGGTTTCATCGTCAGGAATTGGTCCTCCCATTATGGATTCAGACATTCTAAATAAAGCCATTTTGGAATCAGCCGAAACAGGTAGAGCTGTTATTTTGTAAGCATCTAAAGTCTCGAATCTTTCAGTCTTAGTTTCTGGGTCATCATAAGTTAAAAAGATAGCTTTTTCAGACCCATCCTTCTGGTTAGCGACTATAAATTCTTTCTCTATTTTGCCCTCACTAAGTAAAGTATTATAAGAGTAGTGAAATTTTGTAGCTTGAGATGCAGAGGCTTCACTATTCTCTGCTTCATAAATATCCGAAGATTGGAAATCATTGAAGTTTAAAACAGATCCATCGATGCTCTGATACTCTGTTCTTAAACTCTCTTTTATAAAATCTATTGGTGAGCCATATTTGCTCATATCCTCTGAATCTGCAGTCCACTCTCTAGGATTTTCCTTTAACCATTTTTGAAAGTCAGAAGAATAAGCCCACCACTGAAAATCTGAAAGAGACTGTGTAACAGCTCCTTCCATATCAACTGGAATTCTAAAGATTGGAAAATCATCATCGATTTTATAAACTGAACTTTTTCCTAAGAATATTATCATGGTTGGTTATTTTTCTGTGTAAATTTTGTCGTATGATTTGGAAATCAAATTAATTAGCTTTTCTATATATCCTTCACTTCTTAGTTTTTTATAGGCTAAGTTGCCAACAGAAAATTCACCCTTGTCAGACGAGCTTTCCTTTCTCATCTTATTTAATTTTTTCTTAAGATTCAGTGCTCTTTGATACAGTTGTTTTGCATCGCTTGGAACGGAAGAAAGGGATACAAGTCTAGTTTCAAGCTGCTCTATTTGATAAGCAATAGAATTATATTTTTGTTCAACGTCCAATTCATCAATTTCAGTCGAATCATAAGCTGGATTAGTTATCCACTTATTTTTAAGAAGTGAAAAAAGTCCAGATCCTGTGTGGGGTTTTTCTGGTTCTTGAATGTACATTTCTAGCTCATATCCGCGAATACTTATATTATGAGAAAGATTCCATTTGAATCCGATACCATCAATAGCTTCTTTTATAGCATTGATGTTGTCATCGGAAGAAATTTTTAGATCGACTATAATTTGAACATCAAGATCCGATAGATTAGTATAGTTGTAGTTTGCTAGAGATCCTGTGAGCTGAATGTCTATTATGTCTTTGGTTTTGAATATTCCTTTGAAATTTTCGAAGAAATCTCTGGATATTCTTATGAGTTTTTTTCTTACCCTTTCATCAAACACCCAATCAACTTCACCGTCTTTTGATTCTTTTTTAGTCCAAAAGGATGGATTGAGCACATCATTGTAAGGAAGTCCAATCTTCTTCTCTAAAAGGATACTTTGATTCTTGAAATTCTTGAATGAGATTACTTTATCCACAAAAAAAGCTTTTTCTCTTATATATCAGAGAAAAAGCTTTTTTAATGTGTTTTAGCGTAACTATGCTAACTAGTGAAGCATATCTTATCCATAACCTGCATAACTGTTTTAACGTCAAGTTCGCAATAGTCTTTGATGGTTTCATTCTCTCCTCCTGACCAGAATCTAGAATGAACCATCGAACCATCCATCAAACCCTTAGGAGATTGTATACCTAGAGAACAAGCTAGTAGATCTAAGCTAAGGTATTTTTGTTGAATCCAGCTACCAAAGGCAAAGATGTCAGAGGTGTCCATGAATTGCATTTCCCATGGCTTTTTATCCCAGATTCTCAAATTAATCGGAGGTTCTATGTGATTATAGATCATTCTTTTTCCAATACAAGGAATATCAAATCCCTTTATATTATGTCCACATAGCTTCCAACCTTTCGAAGCAGCATTATTTAAAACTTTAAAAGCTTTGTTTAAATTATCAACTTCATCTTCTCCGTAAAAGGAAATGAATCTCATATCACCTTCTTCAGTAAAGGAGCCAAACGAAATGCAGACAATTTTAGAAAATTCAGGTTCCAATCCTGCTTTGCTGACGTAAATTTCCTCCGATTCAGCAGATGCTAAATCTGGGTATGCAGTCCTGTAATACTTTTCTCTTTTCATCCATAGCTCCCAAAGGCGATGATTTTGATCATGGAGAGATATTAGATCAGGATAAGCTCCTGCTGTCTCAACGTCTAAAAAAAGAAATTTTTTGATTTGGTCTTTAGTGAACATAATTAATTTTTTACAAATGTAATAAATTACAACGAGAAATTAATTTTTTCTATTCAAAACTATCGGCTGAAGAGATTTATAGTCCATTTTGTATTTGAGACAAGAATCTTCTTTCGCAGGAGAGTCTACTATAACATTAAGATCTAGCCCAAAAGTTGGTATTCTGTTTTTCAGATATTCTGTTGTTTTCGGATCGATGGGAAATCCATATTCATCAGTCAAACAAGATTCTCCATAGACGAAGACCGGCTTGCTTCCAGGTTTCCACGTTGAACTTGATAGAAATAGTGCTTCTCTGATTGATAAACCACCATCATTGAAATGATGAGGTAATATTCTAAAGCATATTGGAATTCCTGTTTTATAATAAACTCCAGATAGAAGATCTGTTACTGAGAAAAGACTAGGTTTATCGTCATTTAACACACACAGTCTGGATAATGTTGCTTTACCTAAAGCATTAGCTCTATCACAAAAAACTGCCATCGTATTTTTTCTATTACCATAGGCAGATCCAATTCTAATGATTATAGAGGGGTAGTTTACACCTATAGTTTCGATAATCTCTGAAAGCTTTGATATTAGTAGATTTGTAGATTTTATCACACTTTCTATCTGTGTACCTAAAAAATAATCCTTCCCGATGAAAAAGAAAATTCTGGACCCGTGTGTTGCAATAAGTGTGTTGATTTTATTTATAACCGAAGAAAATTCTTCAGACTCTTCATCAATTACATCCTTAAAAAATTTAGAGCTAAAGGATAGCGAAGAAACATCAATACAGGTGTTAATTATATCAATCTTTAAATTTAAAGAAAGATTGGTGTAAATTAATCTCAGAAGATCAAGATGTGTGCTGATTTGGAGATTATCGGTTGGAATCTCACTATGTGGACCTAAATAACTTAGTTGTGGATAGTTGCTCCCTGATAACATTATCTTTTATTTTTTATATTACAGGGAAAGACTAATGTTCCAATTAGCCTCCTGTAGTCTCTAGACCAAGTTCAGAAGCATTATAAACAGTTTTAGAATTATAGCTCTTGTCAGGAACAAGATTATTTTTAGCTTTAGAAATAGTCTCCATGTTACCGTGGTCACCACCTTCAGCGAACTTTATAGAATCACTTTTTACTTCGATAACATTTTCTGTTTTTTTACCTATGTTATAAACCTGGATAAAGTATCTAAACTCTTGATTGTCAGGCTCTCTGAAGGCTCTAACTATTATTCCGGTGAGTTTTTTCTTAGAATCTAATGGCTGAGCTACAACAACATCGCCTACCTGAAATTGTGAGCCTTTAACGGTGGTATCGATGTTAGGATCTTGTCCAACTGAGACTGAAAGATCGTTAAAAGGCTTATAATTTATTTTTAAAATACCATTAGCTCCTCCGTATCCGTACGTGTCACCGAAGGCAGTATCAAATTCATAGATAGATTTTATGTGTTTCATCTATCTATTTATCTCCACCATCTCCGATATTCTGAAGATCCAACAATTCTTTTATTTTATTAGCAACTTCATAATTTTCGGAAAGGAGTGCTTTTTTAAGCATTGACTCTAGTTTCGAAGTATCTGAATCATCTTTGATCAAATCTTGCTGATGTGAATTTCCTGCAACTATAATTCTTTGAGGAGAGTAAACAACTTCTAGGGTGGAATCAAAGGCAATTTCTATTTCACCATTAGAATCGCCAAAATGTTCAGGTATATCATCAGCTTCATCATCCGTTTCTAGGTCTAATTTTACCCAATCTCCATCTGTCCAAAAGATAAGCCAGGGTCCATAAAATAATTCGGCTATATCATTCTCTATGACGTATTTCAAAAGGGTTTTTAGTTCTCCTTTTATGTCATTTTTGGTTAGATTATCACCAAAAACTTTTCTTTTAATTCCTGGAATGACCGAAGTACCCTCACCAACACCAATTTTGAAACATTTATTCACTTCGAATATCGAATCCCAATCAAGACTGGAAATAACCTTATCTACCAATTTAATTTCAGAGCTGTTTTTTTTCATGATTTATATATTTTTTGTTTGGATTCCGATCTGTTCAGAAATATTTAGTATCCATTTTTCATATTTCTGTGGATAGAAAGTTTTCAGTTGTAAAAGATCTCTTCTTGATATTCTATATTTATCTCTTACAAAATCCTCTGCAACATCAAAATTTTTCTTCTGTTCCTTATCTTTCGTAGAATCTTTTTTTTTCGTTTTAGTAAAAATCCACTGGGGGGTTCTAGTATATTTAGGACTGAGCGTACCTCTCCACCAATCAACAACAGGAGCTGGTGTAACCTTAATCTTGTTGAACTGATTGGCCTGGATTGGGAAGTTGATCGCCATTATACGATTAATCATAAAAAAATTACGAGTTTTATCGTTTTTTCCAACATTCTTCCACTCAGCATCTTTTTTGCTGAAAATAAGTTTAACTATATCAAAAAGTTCCATTTGTTTATTTCAAAAAGTTTTCAAAGGGATCAAAGCCCTTAGGTTGATAATTACTTGACACCCAATCAGTACCATCTAGAATTTTCATTCTATCTAGGGTTACAGCTTTTTTTTCCAATTGAAGACCCCTTTGAATATCAAGTTCTGAGTTGAAGAATATTTTTTCAGGGATAACTAATGGATCGAGCCACATAAGCTTCATATTTCTGATCCAGTTATTCTTAGCTTTATTTCTATTTTCAGTGCTATCAACTCCTTTAGAAAGTTTTATAACCAGAGGAGCTAGCCAATTTAAAAAATCTTGATCCTCTGAAAGCTGGCTCATTTCTAATGATTTATAATCAGACTGAACAAATAACTCCATAATCTTATCAGCTTTAGATTGGGTAAACCTATAGATTTTTCCTGACTGCTCATATTCCCAAACACTAGGAACTGAGTCTCCCTTGTCTCCTATGAGAATTTTATTAAATACAAAAGGGAAAAAATCTAATTCTTCAACTTCAACTTTTTTAATAAAGTCTTTCAATCTTTCCTTTTCGGGGGATATTGTAGACCCCATATTAAAAATAGAAACCTCTGTGTGATTAGCTCCATTCAGCCAATTATTCTTCCATCCGAGAGGTGCATGTAGAGTATTTTTTTTAGAATTATTATTCCAAACACATGTCCACGCATCAGGACCAGACATTTTAACCAATTGATGTAAATCCTTATCTCCACTTATGATGATACAACTCTCGCCCAAACTGATGAATTTCCTTGACCAAAAAAGTAGAAGATCATCGCCTTCCGCTCCTTCAACCTTGGAAAAGATAAATCCCATTTTTTCTAAATGAGATCCGAATGATTGCATAAGTTCGAAGAAAATCGTCCAGTCAACATTCTCATCCTTCACTCGTCCAGATTTATATCCGCCATCTTCTATCTCTATTTCTTTTCTCCAACTTTTGCTATCAGAGGTAAATATTAATCTCCCACCCGTCGGCAAGAGTCTGAGTGAAGCTACTAGATCAGTTGCAACTTTTCTTATAAACATTGCCTGATCCGATTTATTTTTTAGAACTTTACCGGGATCGACACTTCCATATCCGGCAAAAACACCGAATGTTTTATGGAAAATATAATTACCATCAACTAAAATATTAATCATGCTATATTTTTAAATTTTATAGTCTCGTTAATCGAAAAAATTTCTTATGGTTAATTTAAACCACAAAATGAGGGAAATCCAGAGATATTAAAATCTGTTCCAATGTAAAATCTGCATTTGATACTCTTAGGTCGAAATCAGTAAATTCAAAAAAATCTTTCTTATCTGCTTCTATTCTTCGATCCATCTTATCTGCATCATTTCTTAACGCCAATCTGCTTCTCAGAATGTCTTCATTGATATCGAGAAAAATAATAAAAGAATTTTTTCTGTCATCTTTTTTTAGTTTAGCTATACCTGATGGAGTCATGATAAAAAGATTAGCGCTATTAAACTCTTCAATTGAGGTACCGTAAAACCATCCATTGAATTCAACCCACTCGTAAAATAAATCTTTCTGAGTCATTTCAGCGGCAATGTTTTTTTCAATGAAATAATAATCAACCCCATCAACTTCATTTACTCGTCTTGGTCTTGATGTATGGGAAACACAATAACGATATCCAGCATTTTTTAACAATCCAACTAGGTAATCCTTTCCGGATCCACCTTTACCCACAACTATTAATCTTTTATATGGATTACTGATCATCAATCAACTAATTTTTGGATTTGGAAAACTAAAGAAAGTAGAGAAACCATCGGATCTATTACTTGGATTCTTTGAGCTTGGTGATCTGCAACGAGAACAATAACTCCAGGAATTATTTTCTTTAAATCAGGTCTATTTTTTATAACCCAATCAATAAATTCGCTACCTAAAGCAGACATGACCTCGTCAGCTTTTCCCTGATATTCGCCAACTATATTTTCGTAGTTGGTAACAGGATCTTTAGAGGTGAGAATCAAATTATAAAGGTTTTCATAGGACCATCCAAGTTCATTAATCTTAGCTGAATCAACGATCTTAACTCCCTCAATCATCCAAGCTTGAATTTTATTAAGAGCCGATCTAAAATCAGGATAATAGTTTTTTTGAAACTCTTCTAAAGAATTTTCTTCTATAGAAATTCCAACCTTTCCTAATATAAGACCGATTCTACGGTTCCATTCGGTTTTTAAGGCCGCTTCTTCCTCTGAACTAACCGGATTAAAATCTATGACTTCAAATCTACTTTGAATTGCATCAGGAACTTTATTAATATAATTACAGGTTGCTATGAATCTGGTATTCGAAGCAAATTTTTCAATTGTTCCTCTGAGAGCTTTATAAAATTGATCCGAGGCACCATCAAACTCATCTAGAATGACAACTTTTTTTGAAGACTTACCATCAAGTATAGAAAGCGTAGAACAAAAATCATTTATTTTAACCCTAATTGTTTCAACAGAGCTTTCGTCTGAGACGTTAATAAAAAGGTCTGGTAGTTGTGAAGCCAATATTTTGGCCAGAGTGGTCTTACCGCTTCCAGGAGGACCACTTAGAAGGACATTCTGATTAAGTCCATTCTCAAATTGTTTAGAAATTCTAGGAGGTAAAATCATATGTCTTAACTCCTTAGGTCTTAGTTTTTCTGTCAATAAATCTTGTATCATATTGGATTTTTAGTGGGAAAAAATTTATTGTTTCCTATATTTTAGATGAAAAATCATCGGCAAAAGCTTTGTCAGATCTAATCTCAATAAATCGAGGTAAGAATAAAGAGAGATTGTTGTGTTTATCGGTTATAGTAACATTGTACTGTACAGCTGCAATTTTTCCAATGAGAGAATCAGGATTTTGGCTTAAATTTTTCAAATCATCATCAGTGAATCCTGAACCAACTTTAACCTGAAGTGTTTTACTAGAATCAGTCATAAAGAAACCTCCTATAAAGCCTTCTCTTTTACCCTCACCAGGGTACCATCCAGTGATTTCTAAATCACAGTCATTAACTTCCTTGAACTTCACCCAGCTTTTAGATCTTTTACATTCATAGATTCCATTGTCTTTGCAGATAACTCCCTCTCCTCCAATTTCTACTATTTTCTTATAGATCGATGGAACTTCTGAAGCATCATTTAGCTTCCACATCTGTGCTAATTTAACAGGTGAATCAGGATGAACTTTAGCTAATATTAGTTCAAGATTAGTTCTTCTGGTCTCATAATCAGTGACTCCTACACCCCTATCTAAAGTAGATAATTCTTCAAAATCAAAAACATTAAATAGCATTCCTGACTCTATCTTCTCATCGACTGTTCCTTTTAGAATTTGGGTTACTTTACCACTAACAGATTTACGATTTAGATCTGTCAATTCACCATCGAAAAACCAATCACCAGTAATTCCAGAAATTGCCATTAACATCTTAAGATCTGCAGTGATACGAGGGAAACATGCAGAGTCCAATTGATTAAATGCACGGGTGAAATATGAAACTTCGCCACTCTTAATTGTCGCTATGACTCTGACTCCATCGTATTTTTCCTCACAGTAAACAGTTTTCCATTTCTCGATCGTTTCATGATCGTCTGTTGCAAGCATTAACGAGGGATCTGGTATAAGTTCCCTTCCTACCGCTTTATTTATAAGCTTAGAACCAATACCTATATTCATTCTTTTAGTGAGTATTTTCATTAGATTTTTTCTAATTGAAATATCTTCTTGATCATCATCTGAAGTCCTATATGATAAAAGGGTTTGTGCTCTTAATCTTAGATTATCGTTTGCAGCTGGTGCTTTCTTGAGATCCTCTATCAAGTTATTGAATTCGTTCCAAAATTCAGTATCTGAGAATTCTCTGTATTTAAAAGAATCCGTTGGGATCTCAGTAAATTTTAATTTATGAAGTTTTGTTGTTACAAAAGGATTAAAGCACACATCCAGTATGTAAGAGAGTCTTGGATTTATGCTGGTTTTAATGAGCTCTTGTTTAAATTTTTGAGAGCCATTACCTGTAAATCCTTCAAGAAGGGAAAGAATTTTAATCTCGTTTATCATTCTAATTTATTTTCTACAAAAGTAACTAAATACTTCGCGGAAAAAAACTAAAATAAGTATAAAATGAAAAGTTTAGGAAAATTTGGTATTATAAGGTAACTTCAGGCTCTCCACCTTCCGGTGCTTCTGCTGCTGGTGCTTCTGGAGTCGTCTCACCTGCTGGTGCGGGTTCTGAAGGTTTTGCGGATTGCTTTTCTTCCTTCTTTTTATACTCATCATTCATTCTGATCTGATCCGGAGTTAGTCCTAAAAATCTCTGTATTAGAAAATCATTGTCAAAATAAGGTTTTTCTTCTTCTCCAAGCTTCACCTTGAGTTCTCCTAGTCCTTTAATAAAATCACTTCTTTTGGTGTAATTTGAAAGCTGTACCATTTCTTCAAATTCACTTTCTCTATGAAAATTTAATCCTAAATTGACTTTAAAGCTTCTATCTCTAGATAATTCAGGAAAATCCAAGCACATTTGAATGTAAAGGGGTTTGACAAGTATTTCTTGAAAAATAGATCTGAGTCTTCTAAGAAACTTTTCAAAACGAATTTCATCACGTTCTAAAGCATCTATACTTATCTTATAGTTTGAAGGTCCTGAACTTCTAGCTGCAAATCTAGCATAAGGAAGCTTAGAGTCCATTTTTAATTTGTTGTAAAAATAAACAACATTGTCCATTATATTAAAATCTGGACCAGATGGATTCAGCGATGAAATTTGTGGTGATTGGCCATTCATTTCAGGAAATAAATAGTTTTTATAAAACTGAACCTTTGGTTTACCATTTATAGTCAATTCACCAGATGAATCATTAATGTTTATTTCCTCCTTATAATGAGACATTAGTTGGCCTAATGTTTGTAGTGATTTCTGTTGTGATTGTGTTCCTGTTGGAATTACAAACTTGAGTCTATAAGAAGCATTCATCACGTTCCAGATAACTCTGGAATTTTCCATGATTCTTAATATGTTATACGATCTAACTAAGCGCTCTATATAGCTAACCCTTGAAATGCTATTTCCTTTAGCATATGAAATATAAATGATCTGCTCGTTAGTTAGCTTTCTCGTCATTTGTGGATTCTTAGGATATTGGATCCAGAATTGTTGATGTTCATTTTCACCAACCTTTTCAACAGCAGGTTGTAGAGATGTTGGATCTAATTCTTTAAAACCTATAACCTCTTT